GTGTCTTCAAGGACACTAATAGTCGGGAAACAAATCCTCCCAACCATCTACAGCACGTTCGTTATACACTCTCTCCTCCTCCTCCTCATCCTCCACTACTGATAACGATAAATAGTACGTGATGTTTGGGTATAATCCTTTGAGGCGATTCATTTCCTTTTCTGCATACTCTGATTCAAGTCCCCTTTGGTGTGCTATTGCATAGCCATCCTCATCGATGCACATTATGTCGTATAATTGTTCTTCGCTCATATTAATTAAGGGTTATTGTCCTCCCAATTGCCCGATGCAACACGCTCTTCGTATTCTCTCTGCGCTTGGGCTTGTCTATGTTCGTTTATATCGTAGCGCTCAACAGCAAACCTTGAGAACTCACCAAATTGGTTTTTCAATTTCTTGCATAACTCGTGCGCCTCTTCTCTTTCGAGATTGTCTTGGTGGGTCTCTGCGTACCCCTCTGACCAATCTACTATTTTGTATTTAAAAGTTTGTGCTTCCATAACTACCAAGATGTCATAGCCCTCCTATACACTTCGTTATTCTTTACTGCATCGTAGCACGCTTTTTTAATTTCAGCATCATTAATGTAAGCTACGTTGAACCCTTTGTAAATCCCGAACCTACCTCCATAGGTCTTAATCGGTAATAGCTTATGCTCTTCGTTCCATTTCAGTACCTCTTCGGTCTTGTCTTTGAATACATCGCAAGGCTCTATAACTTTCGTTTGTCCGTAGCCATCGACTCCACTTTTTGTTAGGTATTCTGCTAACGCTTCTTTGATTTGATTTCTCATTTTGTGATTGTTAATTTCTATTGATATTTCTTCCGTTGTTGGTGCGTACTCCAAGCCCTTACGTCTGCATATTCTTGTGTGCGCTTGACTGATTATTTTTTCTACTTCTTTGCTCATTGTAGTAATTCTTTAAACCCTTTGTAAACGCTTCGCTTATACTCTTCAGTTTGGTCTTGGTATCCACTTAGTCTGCACAATACTAAAGATGTTGTGTTTACATACATATTTTCTATATGGTGCAACACTCCGTAAAATGTATACCCTTGCCTCATTGCCTCTAACAATTCCTCTTTACTCTTAACTCCTGTGTCTTTGAAGACACCTTGTCTCATTGCCTCGATGTGTGCATCTGCAATTGCTTTTGTTTGTGGTGTTATTCTACTTTTCATACGTCAATAATTTAATGCCCAAGAATGTTAAAGATGTGATAATAAAAATCACTGCTATCCTATATGCTATTGCCAAAAGTGAATGGTCATTGCATACTATGTCTTTAATGATGCTCATTATTGCTCTCACTGAGATGCTGATTGCTACGGCTGTCACAACTATCGTTGCAACCTTGCCAAAATTTATTCTATTCATATTATTTTTTATTCAATTTTTCTAATACCTCATCAATGTAATCCATTCCCGTTGCTTGAAAGTTTCTACCCATCTCAAAAGCAAATCTTATATCTTCTTCGCTATACATTCTCTTTTCCTTTGTGTCTTCAAGGACACTCGCACTTTCTATCCATCTTCTAAACGCTATTTCAACATCAGAATTATTCCAATCGTTTTTGTCAGCCGTTTCGCATACATCATCATATACATATTTATTAATGATGTCAAAATTGCTTGGCGTATCTATTCCTATTCTATCAAATATGTCAATAAGAACTGATGTTATTTCAATTTTCTTTGTGTCTTCAAGGACACTCGCCACTTCTTTGAAGCTGTATACTATAAAGTCCTGATAGGTCACACTGCCCAAGTTTACCAACACCCCTAAATAGTACTCGTCAAAATCGTAATGAAAAATTTGCTCGTCTATGTGTTCTGGAAAAGTCTTCGGGTTATACTCTGCATTTGTAACTATCGCTGTTCTTTTCTCTTCGCTTAAATTGTCTTTCCAATTGTACTCAATTTCGAAAAACTTGATGTCGATTCTTTCCATTTTAGTTATTGGTTTTTGTTTCTGCCCACGTTAAAAATATTGATGAAGTTAATAACAACACCGACCCGATTAACATTAAATTGTTTTGCTGTGCAATGCCTTGGAAAATACTCCAAATTGCTAACATACACGCCACTGCGAATATGATAAGTTTAATTGATTGTCTCATTTGATTATATATTTTTTAAGTTTGAGCAAAGGAGGGGACTCGAACCCCTCAGAAACCTCCAAGCTTTGCTGTTTGTGTCTTCAAAGACACTCACCAACCTCTCACGAATGGTCTAATTTCGTCGCAATTTGTTCCGTTATCGATGTACTCTTGCATCTTTACAGCCAATTGCATTATTTCTTCAGTTTTCGCCACGTCACCCTCGTACATTGATAGGATTATAGGCTTAACAATTTTCAAGAACTCTGATTGCTTCCCGTTTGGTTTGTTGATGCTAAAATCTAACAGCTCATAAAATAACTCGTATCTGCGCATCATTTGTTTTACCGATTGAAACCTTGCCACCACTCTAAATTCCAAGCAATTGCCTTTGACAAGTGCTGTATGGTATCGACTCCCGTCACTTGTATGGTCATAGTCCGTATGTAGTCTCTGATTGTGTGAACAATACTGATTGTTTAGTCTGTGTCTAAACAGTGCCCAAATAATTCCACAATTTCTACGCACCATTTCTAAAACCTCACGCCCACTTAATCCATCTACAGCTATAGTGCAATGACCTCCACATCTCTTATCTGATGGGCTGTGTGTATCTTCAATAATTCGCTTTGCCTCTACCATCATATTAAACACTTTGTTTCTCCATTTTCCTGCAGGTAGCAAGGGTAAAATATTTGTCACAGCCTCATAGCCACAGCTCCCGTCTCTCTCGAATCCACAAAACAATGGATATTCTTTGACTGCACCTCTCGAGAGGCTGTTTTTCTCCACTTCAAAACCGATTGTAAATTTGGTGCTGTAGTCCCCATTTTCAAGCCTTATTAGGTTTTGTTTTTGCTTAGGTTTGAGCTGTGCAATGTCTGAATTTTTTGCGCCTTTCTGCAATTCTCTCGGGCTTGGTTTTCTGTGGTAACTGCACATTTCAGCACGTCTCTCGTCATTTTCGATGTTGTAAACTAATTCGTTAATCATTTTTTTTATTTTATTTTAGGTTATTGTTTCTTATTTGGTTTGTGTCTTCAAAGACACTTTTTTAAGTTTGAAACAAGGGATGGACTCGCACCATCAAAAAACCTCTAAGCCTTGTTTGTTGTGTCTTCAAAGACACTTTTAATACTGCTTTAAATTTCAAAGAACTTTTTTTGAGTAAGGGAGGGACTCGAACGCCTCTGAAACTTCCAAACCTTACTTTTTTTGTGTCTTCAAAGACACAATTTTTATGCGCTTAATTGAGCTTGTAAAAATGCAATTGCGTTCTGAATATCTTCTGCGCTGTTGGTGGTTTTTAATTTGCCGTTTTCATCAATTCTTACGGATACGTTGCCCCCGTTCGGGTTTTTAAAACTCATTGTAAAAATTGTATTGGTGCGCTCTATACTTGCTTCTGCAATTGCCTCAGCTGTTGCACTCTCTATTTCCTCAGCTGTTGCGCCCTCGCTAACCTCTACATTTATATTTTTTGAAAATTCAAGGAGTCCCGCCAAACTTCTATCAGAATCTGCACCTAGTTCGTCACACTTTGCATTATAGCCGTCTATAATTTGAGGTGCTAAATTTGAAGCCCTAATAAGTTTATAAAAATAGGACTTTTGAAAACCGAAAACCTTTTGCCCAAATTCTTCTTTATTCCAACTTATTCCCTCGTATTGCATAAGTGTACGCCCTTGCTCAGAATCGAAATACTCGACTGCTGTTTTGACACAGCTAGCAAGGTGCATTGTGTGTGCAAACTTCGATTTCTGCGCGTTCGCGATTTGGCGTTTTACTTTGTTAACCTCAGTAAGATTGAATCCAATTTTAACTAATGGCAAGTTTAAAAAGTTTTGTTCGATTGTTAGTAAATTTTGCATAATGATTGATTATTAAGTTATTATATTATATGTTGTTTAAATTTCGTATATGTTCCGTAGAATTCGAATTCAAAACACGACTAAAAAAATTGATAAAAAAAATATATTTTTAAAATTTACAAAAATAATTGCTAAGGTATTGAAAATCAGACAAATAAATTTTAGTGCTATTTGTTTACATTGGACAAATCTATTCACTATTATTCATTTAGTGAGTAATAACAAGGGTTAGAGATAGCCCAAAGTGTGCAAACCGTTGTGAGAGTAGTGTCTTCGAAGACACAAAAAATGAGAAAAATAAGTATTGTTTAATTTATTGAGATAAAAGGTAAACAAAACAGCGCAAAAATCAAAAAAAGGCAAAAAAACGGGTTAAAAAAAAGACGTTTCGCACGTTTCCGTTGGTATCAGTACGTTTATGGGCTATCGTAACTGGAGATTTTGTATAAAAAAGCTACATAAAACGGGCAAATAATAGGGATATATAAGTATACTAAACTATATTAATAGAATGAATGAATAAGATATAGAATATAAAACCATCTAATTAAATTTAATTCACTTTTAAAAAACAATACAGCAAGCAACAGCGAAAAGAAAAAAGGAAGTAAGGCAACAGCACCGACAAACGAGGAACGCACACACACACGCACACGTACACACGCACGTACACGCACGCACACGTATGCAAAAAGCCAAAAAATCGGACAAGGGGCAACCAAAAGGAACACCCCCCTATCAAAATAAATATCGTTTTCCAAATCGGGTCAGTTTCCACAGTGCTATGGGGAGTCCAAACAGTACTATTATCTGAAAAAAAGTATTACCTTTGTTGAATGAAAGCTATTAAAGGAATGGGAAACGGATTAACTGTCAAGGATGGCAGATTAATTAATAATAGACCTGATGGAGTTACATTACTTCAACAAGCTATAGAAATTAAGAACGCAGCAAAGAGAGAAAAGAAAGTCTCGATTGTTGAGGAGGGAACATTTAGGGCTGAAATGAAGTCCAAGATGTTTGGATTAAGTTAGGATTTTTTGAATCGTTGATTATATATTAGGTTTAAGAGAGGGGCTGATTACCCCTCTTTTTTATTTAGACATTTTTTGAACAGTATAATATTCGTCGAATAGTCTTATTTTTAACACTTTTTGTGTTATTAAAATGCCCTGTTTATGTTGATTTTATATAGTTAACTTATTGATTATTAATAGTAGTGTTGAAAATGTTGATTTTAAAGCCAAAATTTTCCCAAAGAAAAAAATAATATACAGTAATTTTCTATAGAGAGAATAGGGAGGGATGCAAAAGTGCATTTTGACATACTTGTATTTTTAATTAAAGATTGTATCTTTGCCCTATTATAATTCAATAAAATGTCAAATTTAGGATATTCACCAAAGGACATCAAGTTCGATGAAGAAGGAAGAGAAAAGTTATTCAACGGAATATCTATTATCTCTAAAGCTGTTAAATCAACTCTTGGCCCAAGTGGTCAGACAGTATTAATTGAGTCACCACATCACACACACGGAATTACTGTAACAAAGGATGGAGTTACTGTAGCGAGGTCAATCGAGTTATTAGACCCTGTAGAGAACTTAGCCGTAAGGATGATGAAGGAAGCTGCAGACCGAACAGCTACATCGGCAGGCGATGGCACGACCACTGCAATAGTATTGACCGAGGCGTTAGTTGCAGCAGGCTTTAAGCATTTGAAAGGTGAGGGAGTAAACAAGACTGAGGTCTTAAGGGATATGGTCTCTGTGACCAATAAGATTGTAGATAGCCTAAAGGCGAACTCAAGAAAGGTATCAAATGCAACTCTAACTAATGTTGCGATTATCTCAGCGAACAATGACGTAAATTTAGGAAAGACAATTAGCGAGGTGTATAAGAAAGTTGGCAAGAATGGTATTGTAACGATTGCAAACTCTTTGACATCTGAGACGTACTATGAGACCACCAACGGTTTGAAAATCGACAGAGGTTATATGTCTCCGTTATTTGTAACAGACCACGAGAAAGATACTTGTGTCTTTGAAGACACTTATGTACTTGTGAGTGATTCAGAGATAAACAACTTGCTTGCGATTGAGAACGTATTGAAACCAATTATCAATGAGGGTAAGAAGTTATTGATTATTGCACCTTGTTCTCAGAATGTTGTAAATACCTTGGCGGCCAATGTAATGAAGAGTGGTTTAAAGATATGTGCTATCGAGCCACCGAACTTTGGATATAAGCAGCAGGAGTTAATGCAGGACATTGCACTTACTGTTGGAGCGACATACTTCTCAGAAAAGACGGGTGACGATTTAAGTATTATGACTGCAGCTGACCTTGGCCACGCAGAGAAAGTTATCGTTGAGAGAGATTCGACAATTGTGGTAAGAGATAAGGACAGCAAGAACGCTGAGGCGATTTCAGAAAAGGTAACTCAGTTGTGGGCTGCTCATAAGTTGGCGAAGAAAAAAGGTGACAAAGAGTTTATCCTGTCAAGGATAGCATCGTTGTCGGGTGGAGTTGGAGTAATCTATGTAGGTGGTAACACTGACCTTGAGCAAAAGGAACTTTACGACAGGGTAGATGATGCAGTTTGCGCTGTGAGGTCTGCACTTGAAGAGGGTATATTGCCAGGTGGAGGAGTTGCACTTTTAAAAGAGGGCTTCAAACTTTATGTCAAAGAGAATTCGTCTATTGCAGAACAGATTTTGGCTGAAGCTCTAGCAGCACCAATAAACCAAATTATGATAAATGCAGGTCTTGAGAATACTCTTTTAGCTGATTCTGAATACAGTTATGGTTTTGATGTAAAGAACAACAAGTACGGTAATATGTATGAGCTTGGAGTAATTGACCCGTTAAAGGTAACAAAGAGTGCGCTTCAGAACGCAGTATCTGTGGCAGTAACAATCTTATCGACCAATGCTATTGTAACAATGGCGAGAACTTATTCAGCAGAATGAGACAAGCAATAATAGATACATACGAGCATTATGCGAAGAATGGTTTATTGTTTGCAGATGGATTAGATAAGGCCATTATCGGAATTGAGCAGAACACTTTCAGGGTTGTTTACTCAAGGAAGAAAGTTTTAAAGATTCTGACTAAGCAGTTCGGAAGTAGGTACGAGGCAATTGAGTTTGCTGAGTTTAATATCTTCGATGCTTACGTTGGCCCACAGACACCAATTTATGTTGATGATGAATTATAAACAAATTAAATTTAAGTACAAATGAATAACGTAAAGCCAATCGGCAAATACATACTAATAAAAACAATTGAGGAAGAGATAAAGCACTCTTCAGGATTAATCTTGTCTGCAGAGGATGCCAATCAGTTAAGATACAAGAAAGGCAAAATCGTAAAGGCAGGGACTGAAGTAGTCGGCATAAATGAGGGCGATGAGATATACTACGATAGCAGGGCAGGTTACACTATGGTAATTCATAGCGAGACTTATACAATTATTGTCGAGAGAGATGTCGTTGTTGTCTTATAAACTTATTCATTTCTATAATCATATTCTTATAGACCTTATCCTGATAGGATGCTCCTTTCTTAAAGATTGGATTAACTGTCCTATTCTCTGAGATTACCTCTCCGTTTAACTTCTTATACATCTCACCGAGAACTCTTCGGCCTTTGTATGAGATTTCGTACATCGCTTTTTCTTTACCTCTCTTACGGAAGACAACAATCCAATTATCTCTAAGTAGTCTATCGAACCTATTTACATCCCAAGCCATTAGTTCATCAAATTCATTGAACTTGTCTTTGCTAAAGTACTCCTCAGAGTACAGGAATAAGAGAACATCAAGGTCTGCTGTACTAATACCGTACTTGGCCCTGATGTAGTATCTTACGACTCTCCAATATTTCAGATAGTCAACTGATGGCTTAAAAACGAATTTTGATTTTGTCATAAAAAAAAGATTAAATTTGTATTCTATTAAATACAAAAATACTACTATTATGGCTAAACAGAAAAAAGAAGAACAGAAGAGTGGTCAATATCAAGCAGGGGATGCATTAAAAGGAACAGTTCCAAATTTTGATGCAATAAACTTTAGAAACAGAGATGTGATGAGATGGACTGAAGGTTCAACTACTCCACAAAAACAAACACCTGTAAACGCTCAAGGGTTGTCTACTTTCGCAAACAGAATGAAACTCCCAAGATATACTAAGAAATAATGGCAGACAAAAGTAAAATGAAGTGTAACTCCCCTGTAAAAAGCGATAGAGCAGGGAAGAAGAAGATGGTTAAAGCTTGCGAAAACGGCAAGGAGAAGTTAATTCATTTTGGTGCTGAGGGATACGGAAATAATTACTCTGCAGCTGCAAGAAAATCTTTCAAGGCAAGGCATAACTGTTCAGAGGCCAACGATAAAATGTCTGCAAGGTATTGGGCTTGTAAAAATCTATGGGGTGGCCCAGGGAAAGAGAAGACGGCTTCTCCAAAGAATAGGAAAGGTAAATATTAAAATGAAAAATCTAATCATAATTGCAATAATTCTTTTAACAGGATGCAATACTCAAAAACAATGCGACAAAGCTTACGCAAAAGCCACTAAATTAGGATGCATCAGTAAGGATACTGTAATAAAGTACGACACTATTCGAGGATTTAGGGTAGATACCTTTGTTAAATTCAAAGAACACAGTGAGATTGATACATTATTCACCGATACGGGTAGCGTAAAGGTTATAACTATTATAAAATGGAAAACAAAAGAGGTTTTTCAGCAAGTTTCAAAGAAAGATACAGTCTTAAAGAATGTTTTGATTAAGGATTGTCCTAAATTGATACCAAATCAGTTAACTGCTATGCAAGAGTTTTGGATTCAGTCGGGCAAGTATTGTTGGTTTGTTATTGTATTGGCCTCTGTGTTTATAATATTCATTCGGTATTTCAAAAAATAATTATATTTGCACTATGAAAAGTTCAATGACTAAAAAATCGACCAAGACTATGCCTATGAAGATGGCAAGTAAAAAAGTTGCGCCTAAAGCAAAAGCTAAAGCGAAAGCAAGCTCTATGAGCAAAAAAATGTGCTAATTAAAAACTGCCAATGTTGTCATTTAGATAGCATTGGCATTTAAAAACAAATGAAATCAAGAGGATTAGGAGATACCGTTGAAAAAATTACAACACTAACAGGAATAAAGTATGTTGTAAATAAAGTCGCAGAGGCTACAGGCAAGGACTGTGGTTGCGATGCAAGAAAAGATGCTTTAAATATTCTTTTACCATATAAAAAAAATGATAAATAAATTTTTCAATACAATGCTAGGCAGTTACCTTAAGGTATTCTTGTCTGCTATGATTACTTTTTACATTGCTGAGGGTGTTGATTTGTTTTCATTCGATTGGGCTATGGCCAAAAAGATGTTAAGCGTAGGTGTTGGCTCATTGTTGCCTGTAATATATAATGCACTTAACCCTCACGATAAGAGGTATGGTAAGAAGTCTAAAGCTAAAATAAAAGTATAGTATGTTCACCGAGGCTGATGCAAAAGAAGCAATCTTAAGGCTTGCTAAAATAAAAGGGGTTGAGAGAGCAAGACTAATCGAGAGGATGCTCAGATTAGAGACAAGACATTTCAAATCTCTTCAGTATAAGAAGAGTGGTTCTGCAGGTATGGAGGAAGGCGCTTGGAAGAACTTACCAAAGAATTCATATACCACCTTTCAGATGAAGGATAACCACTTAACGGGTGAGAAGCAGATGCGTACCTTTATAAAGTGGAACAGTGTGTACGATTTTTGCGTATATCTATCGGACTATATCGATAGGCATAATGGCAACTATGCAAGATGGAACGCCATAAGCGAAGAAAGACAGGCCGTATATGAAAAGCACTTAAAAGGAATAAGAAATCGGTTCATTTAATTTTATTATCTTTGCATTATGGGAAGAATAAGTCAATATCCATTAGATACGGATATCCAAGGAAATGATAAATGGATTGGTACTTCTGTAAATAATGCGAATTCTACAAAAAACTTCAGTGTTGATACTGTTGCTGAGTACTTAAACAAGTCAGCTGCAGTAGACTCTCAAGCTTTAAGATATACATATCAAAATGTTCAAGGAGATGATGTAAGATTAGCATCAACTATATCTTTCATCCCATCTTTGGGCGATAACGTACCATTCACCGATATCACAGAATGGGTAATAAGCGCATTTGCAAAACAGATTAAAGATGTTCGTACTTATTATGATGCTCCATTAGTAGGAAAGACAATCCTAATTACCAATGCATTTAATCCTTCAAATTGGGCCATCTTTAGATGGGATTCAGTTGTTGAGGACATTGACGACCCAAATTTCTATCATATTGGTTTAACATACATTCAATCTACAGGAGAGTTAGTAGCAGGACAAGATTATCTGATTGCATTATTAGATGCAAGTTCAGGTGGTGGTGGAAGTGCTATTTGGGGAGACATAACAGGAATTATATCAAACCAAACAGATTTACAAGATGCATTAGATGCAAAGCAAGATACATTGGTAAGTGGTACGAATATTAAAACAATTAATGGTTCGTCAATACTCGGAAGTGGTAACTTGACTATTACAACATCTGCAACTTGGGGTTCAATTACAGGAACATTATCAGCACAAACAGACCTTCAGAGTGCATTAAATGCAAAAGTTCCATATACAGGAGCAGTTGCAAATGTTGACTTAGGTGAGTTTGAATTAAAGGCAGGTCAGGTTGAATTCGACCAAACACCAACAGGAGCTAATGGAGTTGGTGTTATGAGATGGAATGATACTGATGGTACAGTTGACCTTTTATTAAAAGGTGGCAATGTTACACTTCAGGTTGGTCAAGAGCAGGTAACAAGAGTTGTGAATAAGAGTGGCGCAGATTTCTTAGAGGCCAATTACCAAGCCGTTAGAATTAATGGAGCGCAGGGGAATAGAATAAGAGTTGCTTTAGCATTAGCAGATAGTGATGCAAATAGTGCAGAGACGTTGGGCCTTGTCACAGAAACAATTGCTAATAATCAAGAGGGATTTGTTACTTCAAGTGGGTTAATTAGAAATATAAATACAACAGGGTCTCTTCAATCAGAGACTTGGGTAGATGGAGATACATTATACTTAAGTGGAACTGTATTAGGAGCAATTACAAACATAAAACCAACTGCTCCTGTTCATACAGTTATTATTGGCTATGTTGTTAGAGCGCACGCAACTCAAGGACAGATATATGTAAAGGTAGACAACGGATATGAATTAGGTGAATTGCATAATGTATCTGTAAATGGTGCAGTGGATAAAGATATACTTCAGTATGATGGAGTTACAACTCTTTGGGAAAGCGTAAGTTTGTCAGGCGCAGGGATACAGTCAACTCTTGTAAGTGGAACAAATATTAAAACAATTAATGGCACTTCTTTATTGGGAAGTGGCAATATTGTAATCTCTGCTTCTGCTGCTTGGGGTTCAATTACAGGAACTCTATCTTCTCAGACAGATTTGCAATCAGCACTGAACGCAAAGCAGGACACTTTAGTAAGTGGAACAAATATTAAAACCATTAACGGTTCATCAGTATTAGGAAGTGGAAACTTAGTTGTATCTGCAGGGGCAAGTGGTGTTGCAGGAGCTGTTCAGTTTAGCGATGGCTCAGGATTAAGTTCAGATGCAAATGCATTTAAGTGGGATAATACCAATAAAATGTTAGCATTAGGTTTAGGTGGATTTGCCCCATCTGCTAGACTACACGTTGTTGGCACAGGAACTACAAGTGCTACTCAATCATTTAAAGCTCAAAATAGCAATGGTTCGAAATTAGTTTATTTTGATGATGCAGGTAATTTAATAATGCAATCTAGTGGCTCAAATATATTTATTGCTGCAGCTACGGGAGTAAAAACCTATAACATAGCTTCTTTAGGTGGATGGGGTTTATCCCAAGTAAATATGACGGGTTTAATGGATTTGTATTCTAATGATGGAAATTTAGCTATTAGAATTAACAATGCATATACAGGTATTGTAGACCCAACTGCAATAGGTCAATTTGGTGTGCCAAACGCATCAGCAATGTTAGATGTTGTGAGTACTACATCGGGTTTATTGCCTCCAAGAATGACCACTGTGCAGAAAAATGCAATAGCAACACCTGCTGCTGGGTTAATAGTATATGATACTACAACAAATAAATTGTGTTGCTACAATGGCACAATATGGAACGATTTATTCTAAGAGATTAATATGAAATATATAAAAATAAATACAGAGGTTAACTTAACGAGTGGTATTCAAATACCGTCAGGCTCGATTGTTATTATAGCAGAAGGATATGCAGATGTTAAAAATCAAGTTGAAGGTATGATACCTGCTCAGATTGGAACTTTTGTTTATGCATCACTTCAGGCAATGCAAGATGGCAAAGAACCAATCCAAGGTATTGCAGATTTTAATACAATGTTCTCATACGCAAAACTACCTGTTGAGTCATTTGAAACAGTTCCTGCTGAAACATTATTGATAACTGCAGTCTATCAAGACTTAGCGTTAATTTACGGAGAGGCAAACGTAGAAATTGTAACATTAGCATAAGATGAAGGCGAATTTAAGTGACTCTACGGCAGATGCTTTGTTTACTACAAGTGTTGTTAGTACAATTGCTCATTTTAGCACTCAACTACAACCTATTGTAAGTTTATTGGCAGGATTGATTGCTATTGCAAGTGGACTATTTGCAATAAGGTATTATTATATAAAATCAAGAACAGATGGCTAAAGCAAAAACCCAATCGACTACTGTAAAGGTAAAGGCGAAGAAAACCAATAAGGGTGTTCATTCAAAAAACAATCCTCCTGAGAAAAAATATAGAGGCCAAGGTAAACGAAGATGAAAGGATTAATACTATTTATAACAGCAAGAGTACTGACGTACTTTATCTATCCAATTGGATTTACGTACTCTGTGCTATTAACTTTGTTTAAGAATGGATACAAAGAGTTAGACAATTATTTATTTGAGTGTGCTATAGCTGAAGACCAAAGGGCCAATACTTATCTTTCGAAGTTATTCAATGATGTACTTATAAAGGTGGGTGGTCATAGATTTGGAAACCCTGACGAAACTATAAGTAGTGTCCTTGGGAAGAATCAATTGACAGGAACGCTTACTGTATTTGGTAGGGCCTTAAATTGGGTACTCAATAAAATTGAGGAAGACCATAGCATAAAGTCAATTGAAAAATAGTATATTTGCCACAACTAAAATAAATTTAATAAAATGCCACAATTAACCGAACAAGAATTAGCTACTGTAAGAGGCTTGGTACAAGAGTTCAACGGATTAAAGATGCAACTTGCTGACACCGTTTTACACCAACAAGAACTGTCTAAGAAAATTGGACAAGTAAAAGAAACTTACATTCAAATGGAGGAGAGCCTTATCAATACCTATGGTAAAGATGCATCAATTAACATTGATACAGGTGAAATCACAACCAAAGAAACTACTCCTGCAGGTGCTGTAACTATGAATGTAGTTAAGTAATTCTATCAAAAACATTTTTAAATGGACATCAGAAAGATATCTATAGGGCCTGATTACAAGTCAAGTGCAATGCATTACATTGTCGGACAACCCGTGCTTAACGGTGCGTATAGTATTCACCTTATAAAATATGATTCTGATGTCCGTTCTATTAAAATTTGGATAGAGTCAACAAACAAAGAAATTTTTCTTTGGAAAGAGTTTAACCACTCTATGCCAGTTGCTATCGAATACAACATAAATTTTTAATAATGAAATCTCTTTTTGATTTTATTGTGAAGCCCTTAGATGGCAAAAGATACAGCAATGTAAAAAAAATTGGTTGCGCTGATTTTATTGTAAGCACGTCTGAAGAGGATTTTAACTTTTCAAATAGATATGCTGAAGTTATCGGAGTTCCCGTAGGATATTTAGGGCCAATCAAAGAGGGCCATATATTACTTGTGCATCATAATGTATTCAAGTACTATAATGATATGAAAGGAAGACAAAGAAGTGGAAGAAGTTATTTTAAAGATGATTTGTTCTTTGTTGACTCAGAGCAGTTTTTTATGTACTACGATGGAGAGAATTGGAATCCATACGATAGATACTGCTTTATAAAACCAATCCCAACTATAGACTCTTATATTTTTAAACCATTTAGCGAAGAACCGTTAATTGGAGAGATGTTTATGGTTAATGACTATCTAAAAAGTCAAGGTGTTAAGAAAGGTGATTTAGTTACATTTTTGCCTGATACAGAATACGAATTTAATGTTGATGGCGAAAAACTATATAGAATGTTTGACCATCACATTAGTATGGTTATTTAGTATGACATCAAAAGAAATCAAAGAGAAGATAATTGCTGCAGGACATATCGCAGTTGAGCAACTCATAAAGGTTGCGAGAGAAGATATTATAAAACATAACACAGATGATGAATTATCTGCAGATAGGCTTAAGAACGCAGCTATGACAAAAAAGTTAGCGATATTTGATGCGTTTGAGATTTTAAGTAGGATAGAGGCCGAGCAAATGCAATTAGACTCAATTGAAAAAGGAGCGAGCAGAACAGAAACAAAACAAGGATTTGCAGAAAGAAAGTCAAGATAGTTTATACTCAGTAGTCACAGACTTAATACCGAGCAGTGTTTTATTAACAAAGAATAGAGCAAAGTCTTGGGTATATGGCTATGACCCGAAGTATGATATTATAGTGATATCAAAGACAGGAGAAGTTGGCGAGATAATATCTATACAAGGATTAAAGGTAGCATTGCCATTAGCTCCAAAAGAGTGTCTTCAAAGACACAAAAACCCCAAACAACAATATTGGGAAAGAACAGAACTACCAAAACCGTTAGAAAAAATACAGACTATCTTCCAATGGAACGATATGCCTACAGAGTTCAAGGACTTATGGGTAGATTACATAGAAACTGAGTTTGATTATAGAGAGCAAGGTCTTTGGTTTATGAATAATGGAGTACCTACGTACATTACAGGCTCTCACTATATGTACATTCAGTGGTCATCTATTGACGTAGGATATCCCGATTTCAGGGAAGCGAATAGAATACTTTATATCTATTGGGAGGCCTGTAAGGCAGACTCAAGATGTTTTGGAATGTCCTACCTTAAGATAAGGAGGTCGGGATTCTCGTATATGTCATCTTCTGAATGTGATAACATTGGAACTCTAGCAAAGGATGCCAGGATTGGGATACTATCCAAGACAGGGGCGGATGCAAAGAAGATGTTTACCGACAAAGTTGTTCCAATCTATAATCGATTGCCATTTTTCTTTAAACCTGTACAGGATGGTATGGATAAGCCAAAGACTGAGTTGGCCTTTAGAGTTCCTGCTGCAAAGATTACAAAGAAAAATATGTACAACGTATCCAACGATGAAATTGATGGATTGGATACTAGTATAGATTGGAAGAACACAGAGGACAACTCTTATGATGGTGAGAAGTTAAGGTTGTTGGTTCACGACGAGAGTGGAAAGTGGGTTAAGCCAAACAATATATTAAACAATTGGAGGGTAACAAAAACCTGTTTACGTTTAGGTAGTAGGATTATTGGTAAGTGTATGATGGGTTCAACGTCTAATGCATTGGCAAAGGGTGGAGATAACTTCAAGAAGCTTTACGAGGACTCAGATATAAACAAGAGAAGTGCCAATGGTCAGACTAAGAGTGGTCTGTATTCTTTGTTTATTCCTATGGAGCATAATATGGAAGGGTTTATTGATAGATACGGGATGCCTGTGTTCTATGCACCCGAAGAACCAATTGAGGGTATAAATGGCGAGATGATAACTCAGGGTGCTATAACGTATTGGGAGAATGAGGTAGAGGCAATGAAGAACGATGCCGATGCACTTAACGAATTCTATAGACAGTACCCAAGAACAGAGTCGCACGCATTTAGAGATGAGAGCAAGATGTCTTTGTTTAATCTAACGAAGATATATCAGCAGATAGATTACAACGATACATTGATAAAGGAGCATCACGTAACGAGAGGCTCGTTTGCTTGGAAAGATGGCATAAAGGATACAACGGTTGTGTTCTCTCCGAATAACAACGGGAGATTTTTGATTGGTTGGAATCCTAAACCAAGTATGCAGAATAGGTTTATTCTAAAGAACGGTATTAAGTATCCTACTAATGACCACTTAGGTGCGTTTGGTTGCGATAGTTATGACATATCGGGTGTAGTTGGTGGGGGAGGTTCTAATGGTTCTTTACACGGACTGACAGGATATCATTTGGATGAAGCGCCTGTGAATACATTCTTTTTAGAATACATCGCAAGACCTCAGACTGCAGAGATATTTTATGAAGAGGTATTGATGGCGTGCATATTTTACGGTATGCCAATTCTTATCGAGAACAATAAACCAAGGTTACTCTATCACTTTAAAAATAGAGGCTATAGAGGGTTCTGTATGAATAGGCCTGACAAGAGCTATACGAACCTTTCTAAGACCGAAAGAGAGCTTGGTGGCATACCTAACTCAAGTGAAGATATTAAGCAAGCCCACGCAGCTGCAATTGAGTCGTATATCGAAAAGTATGTTGGAATGGATATGGATGGAACTTATAGAGAGGCAGGAGATATGGGGGATATGATATTTACAAGGACATTGGAGGATTGGGCAAGGTTTGATATATCAGATAGAACGAAGCACGATGCTTCGATAAGCTCAGGGTTAGCGATTATGGCAACTCAAAAAAGCTTATATTTACCTGAGAAAAAAGAATCAAAAATAAAGATTAACTTTGCAAAATACAGTAACAAGGGTACACTAAGTGAAATAATTAGATGAAAGATGTAAAAGTAAATATCACGTCTGCAGGATTCCCAAGCCAATTTGTCTCTGATAGAGAAAAAGCTTCGGAAGAGTTCGGACTACAAATAGGCCAAGCTATCCAATATGAATGGTTCAAAAAGGATGGTAGTGGTTGCAGATTTTACAGCCAATGGAAAGACTTTCACAGATTAAGATTGTACGCAAGAGGTGAGCAGTCTGTTGCAAAATATAAGAACGAACTATCGGTTGATGGTGACTTATCTTATTTGAACTTAGATTGGACTCCCGTTCCGATTCTACCAAAGTTTATTGACATCGTTGTAAACGGTATGTCGGATAGACTATTTAAAGTTAAAGCATACGCTCAGGATGCAATGTCCCAAGAACATCGTAGTGCTTATCAAGATATGATTGAGGGCCAAATGGTCGCCAAGCCTATTTTGAAAACAATTATGGAAAAGACAGGAGCTAATCCATTTGTTACAGACCCTGAAGAATTACCAAACACTGACGAAGAATTAGCATTATATATGCAGCTTAATTATAAGCCTGCAATTGAGATAGCAGAGGAAACGGCTATCAATACAATTTTTGATGCAAACCATTACAATGATATTAGAAAGAGAGTTGACTATGACCAAACCGTAATAGGAATTGGTATAGCTAAACACGAATTCTTAAAAGGTGATGGAATTAGAATATCTTACGTAGACCCTGCAAATGTTATTTACAGCTATACCGAAGACCCATTCTTTAAAGATTGTTTCTATTGGGGAGAGATTAAGACTGTTCCAATTATTGAACTTAAGAAGATTGACCCAACGCTTACCAATGCTGATTTGGAAGAGATTGCAAATAGCAGTCAAGCTTGGTGGGACTATTATAATGTAGCTCAGTTTTATCAAAACGATATCTTCTTTAAGGATACCACTACTCTATTGTACTTTAACTATAAGACCACAAAAGATATAGTTTACAAGAAGAAGATTTCAGATACGGGTAACATCAGAATGATTGAGAAGGATGATACATTCAATCCACCTCAAGAGATGATGCAAGAAGGAAACTTTGAGAAAGTATCAAAGACTATTGATGTTTGGTATGAGGGTGTAATGGTAATGGGTACTAACTTCTTACTAAAATGGGAGATGGCCGAGAATATGGTAAGACCAAAATCAGCCACTCAACACGCAATGCCAAATTATATTGCTTGTGCACCAAGAATGTATAAAGGTGTTATTGAGTCATTGACAAGAAGAATGATTCCTTTTGCTGATTTAATTCAAATCACTCACTTAAAATTACAACAAGTAATAGCTAAGGTTGTCCCTGATGGTGTATTCATTGATGCCGATGGCTTGAATGAGGTTGACCTTGGAACAGGTGCAGCGTATAATCCTGAAGATGCATTAAGATTGTACTTCCAAACAGGTAGTGTTATTGGTAGAAGTTTCACCCAAGATGGTGACTTTAATAATGCAAGAGTTCCAATTACTCAATTGACATCTAACTCAGGTGCATCTAAGACACAGATGTTGTTGTCAAACTATAATCACTACTTAGACCAAATCAGACAAGTTACAGGTTTGAATGAGGCCCGTGATGGAAGTATGCCTGACCCTAACTCATTGGTTGGTGTTCAGAAGTTAGCAGCATTAAATTCAAATACAGCAACAAGACATATTCTTGAGAGCAGTTTGTATATCTATAGGACTGTGGCCGAAGCTTTAACTTATAGGATATCTGATATTCTTGAGTACGCTGATTTCAAAGATGAGTTTACAAACCAAATTGGTAAGTACAACGTAAACATCTTAAATAGCATCAAAGACCTTTACATTTATGATTTTGGTATTTTCATAGAGGTTTCACCTGATGAAGAGCAAAAGGCCCAACTTGAACAAAACATTCAGATGGCCCTTTCTAAGAATGATATTAATCTTGAGGATGCTATAGATATTAGAGAGATTAAAAACATCAAGGTTGCTAATCAATTATTGAAGCTTAAGCGTAAGACCAAGCAGGACAGAGAAGAGAAGATGGCAATGCAATCCCAAGCAATGCAAGCTCAGGTTAATGCTCAGTCTCAAGAGATGGCAGCTCAAATGGCTATGCAGAAACAGCAAGCTGAGATACAAGGCAAGATGCAGCTTAAGCAAGCTGAGACTTCTTTTGAAATCGAGAAGATGAAGATAGAGGCTGCTCTGAAAGCTCAGTTGATGAATCAAGAGTTTAATCTCAATATGCAATTGAAAGGAATGGATATGAGTGCGCTTGAGAAGAGAGAAACACAAAAGGAGAAAGCTAAGAATGACAGAATTTCATTACAGAATACACAACAATCGAAATTGATAAACCAAAGGAAGAATGATTTACCACCTGTAACATTCGAATCAAATGAAGATAGTTTAGATGGATTTGACTTAGCCCAATTTAACCCAAGATAAGAAGAAAAATATATTAATTATTTTTCATTAACTTTGCAAATAATTTAATTTAATATGAGTTTTACAGTAAAAGAAGTTGGAGTAGTGCCTGAGAAATCAGCACAGGAGATAGAGCAAGAATTGCTTAATCAACACGAAGAGCAAAATAAGGCTAAAGAAACTCCACCCGAAACGGAAGTTCCACCTGTAGTAGTTACAGAGACTGTAGCGACTCAGACTGAACTAAAAGATGAAGACGTTCTTTCATATATTGAAAAAAGATACGGCAAACAGATTAGCTCTATTGAGGAGTTAACAAGAGAAAGGCAAGAGGCTGAGGCCCTTCCTGAAGATGTTGCTGCATACTTTAAATTTAAAAAAGAAACAGGTAGAACTATCGAAGATTTTGTTAAGTTAAACACGAATCTCGATAATCTAACACCTGATAAGATACTAAGAGACTATCTTGTCGCCACTGAAAAAGGTTTGGATGCAGAAGATATCGATTCTATGATGGATGGATATTCTTTTGATGAACAACTTGATGATGAGGCAACAATCAAGAGAGTCAAATTGGAAAAGAAGAAGATGGTTGCTAAGGCCAAAGAGTTTTTTGAATCTGAAAAAGAAAAATACAAAATTCCTACTGAGTCAGTGGGAAGCAAAATTTCTGATGAAGAAGCAAAACAATTGGAGGAGTATAAGCAATACGTCAATGAGTCAATGTCTTTACGTGAGCAAAACCAACGCAGAGAGCAATGGTATCAAGAAAAGACAAGTGAAGTTTTTGGGAGTGAGTTCAAAGGTTTTGAGTTCAGTCTTGATAACAATAAGCTTGTTTATGTACCTGCAGATGCGAATGAGCTTAAAAAAGTCCACAGCGACCCATCAAACTTTGCTAAGAAGTTTATTGGTGAGGATGGTCTTTTAAAAGACCCTGTGGGATATCACAAAGCATTGGCAGTAGCGATGAACCCTGAGAAGTTTGCTAAGTTCTTTTATGAGCAAGGTAAATCAGAAGCAGTGGATGATGTTATGCGTAAGACAAAAAATGTCAATATGACTATCAATCAGCCACCACAAAACACTTCGGTTGGGGGAACGCAGATAAGAGCTGTAGACCAAGACTCAGGTCGTAGTCTACGAATTAAAAGCAAAAAATAAAAATTAAAAAAACAAAAAAATGGCAGTACAATCAGTACCAGGATTTGCGTTGCAGCCGAGTGCGCAACAAACTCCGTTAAAAACAAATTACATTACCAATTTTGATTTCTTGAATCAGTATCTACCTGATACTTACGAAAAGGAATTTGAAAGATATGGTAATAGAACAATCAGTTCGTTCTTACGTATGGTAGGAGCAGAATTGCCTTCTAATTCTGACCTAATCAAATGGGCAGAGCAAGGTCGTCTTCACATTAAATATGTTGATTGTACCACAACTGTGTTAACCAACGCAGATACGGCAACATTCACTGTGAATGATGTCTTAGTTCCTGCATTTGTTAGTGCAACCAATGGTTCAATCGCTATCAGAGTAGGCCAAACTGTTATGCTTACAGCTAACGCAGGTGGTTCTAACTACAAAGCAATTGTTACTGCAGTTGACACAGCAGCAAAAACATTTGACGTAGCGTTCTATGGTGCATCAGGTATTACCAATGCTTCAGGTGCGAACAAATTTACTGTATTCATTTACGGTTCTGAGTTCAAAAAAGGAACAAACGGTATGATTGGTTCATTGGAATCAGATGATGAGATTTTCGACAACTCTCCAATCATCATTAAAGACAAGTATTCAGTATCAGGTTCTGATATGGCTCAAATCGGTTGGGTTGAAGTAACAACTGAGAATGGTGCTACAGGTTACTTGTGGTACTTGAAGTCTGAACACGAAACCCGTTTACGTTTTGACGACTACTTAGAAACTGCAATGATTGAAGCTGTTCCTGCTGAGGTAGGTTCAGGAGCTGCTGCTACTACAGGTGATGTAGGAAACAAAGGTTCTAAAGGTATTTTCTATACAGTTAACCTACGTGGTAACGTATGGGGAGCAGGTTATCCAACAACCTTACCTGATTTCGATACAATTGTTTCTCGTCTTGACAAACAAGGTGCTATCGAAGAGAACGTAATTTTCGTAGACCGTGCGTTCAGTTTCGGTATCGATGATATGTTAGCGACAATCAATGGTTATGCAGGTGCAGCTTCTGCAAACGCAGCATCATTCGGTTTGTTCGAAAACGACAGAGATATGGCGTTGAACTTAGGTTTCGCAGGTTTCCGTAGAGGTTACGATTTCTACAAATCTGATTGGAAATACCTAAACGACCCAACAATGCGTGGTGGTCTTCCAACCTCTGCAGGTTCAGGTAAAGTAAGTGGTTTGTTAGTTCCTGCAGGTTCTACAACCGTTTATGACCAAATCTTAGGTAAAAACGCTAAGAGACCATTCTTACACGTTAGATACCGTGCATCAGAAACTGAAAACAGACGTTACAAGACTTGGATTACAGGTTCTGCAGGTGGTGCTGAAACAAGTGACCTTGATGCAATGGAGGTAAACTTCTTGTCAGAAAGAGCAGTATGCACATTAGGAGCTAATAACTTCTTCTTGTTCCAAAGCTAATAATTCTTAATTGGAGGTGTGTCTTTGAAGACACACTTCCTTTTTTTTAAAATTCAAATCATATCAAATGAAACAAAAAATAACTACAAGCGTAGATAAAGTCTACAAACTAACGAAGTCTGAAGCGCCACTATCTTTTATGATACCGACAAGGCACACAGCACAGTTCCCTTTATTACATTTTGATGAAGAGACAAATACCAACAGAGCATTACGTTATGCAAGAAACCAAAAGTCACCTTTTGAAGACGAGCAAGATGGCAATGTTGTTTTAGAGCCAATTATCTTTGAAGATGGCTTCTTATCAGTTCCACGTACCAATCCTGTATTACAGCAATTCCTTTATTACCATCCACTAAACGGGATTAAATTCGTTGAAGTAGATGAGGAGAAAGATGCAAGTGCTGAAGTTGAAAGATTGAATTACGAAGTTGATGCGCTTATCGCTGCAAGGGAAATGAACATCGAACAGGTTGAGATGGTATCAAGAGTTCTGTTTAACAAAGATGTAACAAAAGTTACGACCTCTGAGTTAAAGAGAGACATTTTAGTGTATGCTAAAAACAATCCAACTCAATTCTTAGAGATTGTAAACGACCCAAGCTTAAAGCTTCAGTCAACCGTATCTTTATTCTTTGACAAGGGCCTATTGGCATTTAGAAAGAACAGAAAGGAAGTATGGTTCAATACGGCCACTAATAAATCGAAATTACTTAATGTACCATTTGGTGAGGATGCCTATGCGATTGTCGCATTGTTCTTCCAATCAGATGATGGATTAGAAAGTTACAAAGTACTCGAAAAGTTATTGTAATATACTGCTTAAACTGAGAACCTCTTATTTATTGTAAGGGGTTCTTTTTTTTTATTATCTTTGTAGAAAGGTTTACAAATGATAAATTCAGTAAGAGCAACAGTATTATCCATATTGAATAAAAACAATTATGGCTATATTTCTCCATCAGATTTTAATTTGTTCGCAAAGCAAGCTCAGTTAGATATATTTGTTGGATATTTCCCAAGGTATAATTACCAAATAAATAAAGAAAACTCAAGACTTCAAGCAACAGGTTACTCTGATATCAAGAAGACAATGGAGGATATTGAGTATTTCTCTGTGTCAGATGCATTGGTTCTAAACACTGCAAACCCTTTAATTAGCAACAACTACTACTTACCATCAGCATCTACAACAGGTTCTGACTTCTTTATGATTGGAAAGATGTTAATCTATTCAACCAATAAAGTAAATGGAGAAAACACAGCATTGGATGCAAATCCATTAATTTTAATTGATTCTTTAGGCGCATTTACAGCAAATGGTGTAGCTGCAGGTGATGTTGTTGCGTTTATTAAAGACGGAATAACTCAGTATGTAAATGTTGTGACAGTAAATAGCACAATATCTATAACTACAACTGCAAGTAATTTTACAGCTACTCCTTGGGATGCTACGGGCATCAGTTATAGTATTTATTCGCCATCACTACAAGAGGCTGAAAAGGTTTCTTTAAATAAGATTACAATCTTAAATAATTCATTACTAACTAAACCAACTTTGATATACCCTGCGTATACTCAAGAGGAAACAGTAATGACACCATATCCATCAACAATAAACAAGATTGGCCAAGTACTTTGTCAATACATCAGATATCCAAAAGACCCTAAGTGGACATTCATTACATTGGTGAATGGTGAGCCTGCGTTTGACCAATCACAACCTGACTATCAAGATTTCGAGCTACCACTTGAGGAAGAGCCAACATTAGTAAATAAGATATTGCAATTTGCAGGTATGTCAATCAGAGAGATTGCTGCAGTTCAATTTGGACAAGCTCAAGAGCAAGCTAATATACAACAACAACAATAATTATGGCATATTTATCACAGTATCAATATTACGAAAATGGTGGCACAGCGCCAACAGAAGCCAATTGGGGTTCGTATCAGTACGTATCATTGTATGATATTGTAAATAATTTTATGCTTATATACTCAGGTAATCATAACTTGGTTAACAATGAGGAAAGGTTTAAGATTTTATTTCACGCAAAGAGGGCAATTCAAGAGTTGAACTACGATGCATTTAAAGAGATTAAGGTATTGGAGTTGTCAGTTGACGACCAATTAAGATTCATATTGCCAAGTGACTATGTGAATTGGGTTAGAATATCAATCGAGAGAAATGGTGTTTTGCATCCTTTGAGTGAGAATATTCAAACTAATTGGTCTAAGGCATACTTACAGGACAATACGGGCAAGATACTATTTGATGTAGATGGAAACGCATTGTCTCCTCAGTTCTCTCAATTAGACTACGAAAGAATATTCGGTATTGGTCAAACAATTTATTTGAACAGTGCATCACCGTACAACGGTTCTTACGGATACAATGATAATGGTATTTGGTACTTTGGCCGAGAGGTTGGCGCACGTTTTGGATTAAACACTGAGACAGCAAATGCAAATCCAACTTTTAGTGTCAATCAAAAAGGTGGTGTTATAAACTTCAGTTCAGGAATACAAGGAGAATTAGTTGTTCTTGAATATGTTTCTGATGGTATGGAGAATGGCAACGATGCAAGTGTAAGCGTAAATAAATTGTTCGAAGACTATATCTATGCTGCTATAGAGTTTGCTATCTTAAACTCAAAGGTTGGCGTTCAAGAGTACATTGTAAGTAGAGCAAGAAAAAGAAGGACTGCATTGCTAAGAAATGCAAAAATAAGAATTAGTAACATACACGCAGGTCGATTGTTAATGAATCTTAGAGGACAAGATAAATGGTTAAAATAATATGTCAAAAATAACAAGGAATTTTACATTAGGTAGGATGAATAAGGTCGTTGATGAGCGACTTGTTCCTAATGGAGAGTATATCGATGCATTGAATATCAGAATGGGTTCTACCGAGCAGTCTGAGATTGGTGTAATAGAAAACTCTAAAGGGAATATAAGACTTACATCTTTGTCGTATGACGGGTTTCCATTAAGTAATAGCGCCAAATGTATTGGAGCTTATGAAGATGGAGCTAATGAGACTATTTATTGGTTTGTTACTGACAATGATTTTGTAGGAAGTCCAATTAATAAAATTGATTTGATTGTATCTTACGATGCAAAGTCAGACATATTGACATACCATATTATAAGTATATACAATGGTATTGATAAGACCACATTGAATTTTAATTCAAGCTATCTAATTACAGGAATAAACAAAATTGAAGACTTATTGTTTTGGACTGATGATTATAATCAACCAAGAACAATAAATGTAAAGAGAAGCTACGGAAATCCAATCGCAGGAGTTGATTCATTTTTAGAAGAGTCAATACTTGTTATAAAGCAGCCACCTATTTCAGCGCCAATAGTTTCTGCAACGCCAACATCTACTCAAGATAATTTCTTAGAGGAAAGATTTATATGTTTTGCGTACAGGTATAGATATGCAGACAATCAATATTCAGCGACTTCTCAATGGAGTAAGCCTGCATTTTTACCAAATGTGTTTAATTACAACTCAGGGACAGCATTGAATAGTGGTATGGTAAGCACAGCAAATATGGCTGAGGTAACATACGATTCAGGTGGGCCACTTGTAGTTGGGGTAGATTTATTATTCAAGGAGATGGACTCTCCTATTATAAGAGTGATTGAAAAGATAAATAAGGCAAATAATGGATTGGCAGACAATACTCCTTATACATTTCAATTCCAAAATAGCAAGATATTTACAATACTCCCTGACTCAGAGATATTGAGGTTATACGATAATGTACCAAGATTATCAAAGTCTCAAACAATGATGGGCAATAGATTGATGTATGGTAATTATGTTGAGGGTTATGATTTGATTGATTTAGGTGGAACGCCACTTAGATTAGAATACTTAGCCAATTTAGTACAAACAGAAATAGGTGCTTCTAACTTATCGTATATGTTAGCTGATGGGAATTATACATTTGGTGTAACTCAAGGAATAACAAACGCTGTTGTGCTTTTTGATTTTGGTACAGTAGATTTAGTGGCAGGCGCAGTATTGACGTTTGATATTAGGTATGCTCATAGTTTGTATTCAAATTCAATACCAACTGACGTACAGCCACCAACAACAATATCATTTACCTATGTATTGCAAGAGGATTTTACAAGCGTATATGCGCTTTCTTTGAGTTCTGATTTTATTGAAAAAATAGGTACAGCTCTGCCAAATCCCCCTGGGACTATACAGCCTGTATCAAATGCTTGTTTTGGGTCTACGTTTACTGATGCATTTAACTGCTCTGTTCAGCAAACTCTAAACGGTTCTACTGTAGTAGAAAAATACGAGAGTGGATTATCTGCAGCAGGACAACCAATTCAAATTTTATCAGCTCCGTCTTCGACAGAAATAGGATTACAATTGCCTGTGGTTAGATATGTGGACAATATCGTAACTCCAACTACAGATGTATACTCTTATTATAACATAGAATACGCAGAGGCTACGTACTCAAAAATAGGCAATCCTACAAGTTTGCATAGCAATAGAGGATATGAAGTTGGTATTGTGTATATGGATGAGTTTAATAGGTCTTCTCCTGCATTGGTAGGGCCTAATAATGCAGTGCATATTCCTTGTTCAGCATCAGAGCTACAAAACCAAATTAAGATAACCATACCAACAGGTCAGGTTGCGCCATATTGGGCCAAGAGATATAAGTTTGTAATAAAAGCAGACAGAGATACTTACGAGACAATATACTCTCAATTCTTTTTTAGAGATATAACATCGGGAGCTGACTACTTCTTACTTGAGGGACAAAACTCTCAAAAGATTGAAGTTGGAGATGAGCTTATTGTAAAAGCAGATACAACAGGAGTTTTGGATTCTTGTGCTTATACAACCGTATTAGAAAAAGAAGCGAAGCAAGCAGACTTCTTAGACCCTGCCCCTTTAGATTCATCAGGTACAGCCATACCTATCCCTGAAGGTGTATATATGAAGTTAAGAGCTAATAATTTTAGCACATCTTTAGATACATCTGATGGTATTCCTAATAGTTTGACTTGGGGTGAATTAAGAAGTACATCGTCAAAGGATTCACCTTGTAGTACAATTAATATCCAAGTTAATTATCCGAATCCTTCAGGTTCATCTCCTGCTTTTATAGATATACCAATTCCTGCAGGTTCAAAAATAAATATAAACCTTGAAAGCATAAGGATTGGTAAAGACTGTGGAGTTAGTGGAGTTGAGGGAAGAACATATATTTATAGTAGCGTATTTACAGCTTCGCAAGATTATGCAAGCTTTAAAGATTGGTGGGATGGCGATAATGTTGCAGGAACTTTAAATGGTTCTAACGCACAAAGAAGTGCAACCTGTAATCAAACTGCACCAATTGCAGTTTATGATTCTAATTTATCGAGTGGTGGAGCAAGTACTTGCTCGCTTGATGTTAATCTTCAATTTCAACAAAGTGCAGCAGGAGCGCCAATGTATCTTGTGTTTAATGGTATCTTAGGATATACAACCAAAAAGAAAGAAACCAATAGCAAAATAAAGATAGAGATAGTAAGGTCTAATAGTCTTATTGTATTTGAAACTCAACCTTTAGATGCTGCCCCTAATTTATGGTATGAATCAAGCGAGGTATTTGATATAAATGAATTTGGTGAACACTTAAAAACAATTGGGCCAAATGACTATCAACCAAATGGCCAATCACAACAACTACCAAACACACCTGCTATTATTATTACTGACTTCTATAATTGTTATGCTTTTGGTAATGGTGTAGAAAGTTACAAGATACAGGATGCTATAAACGGAAAAAGATTGGCGTTAGGGAATAGAGCTTATATTACGACAACTCTTGAGTATAAAGAATCAAAAAGATTCTCTGATATCACATACAGTGGTATATTTAATCCTGAGTCAAATATCAATAAGCTAAATGAATTTAATCTTGGTTTATTAAACTATAAGACATTAGAAAGTTCATTTGGGCCTATCAATAAATTATTCGCGCGCGAAACTGATGTATTGGTTTTACAAGAGGATAAGATATCTTATGTACTTGCAGGAAAGAACTTATTGTCGGATGCAGCAGGTGGAAGTGCCCTAACATCAGTACCTGAAGTTCTTGGAACTCAAATCGCAAGGATAGAAGAGTTTGGTATATCTAACAACCCTGAGAGCTTTGCTCAATGGGGAGCTGATAAATACTTTACAGATGCTAAAAGAGGCTCTGTGCTGCAGTTAAAAGGAACAGCGTACAGTAATGACCAATTATCAGTTATCTCTCAGCAGGGGATGCGTACTTGGTTCAGAGACCTATTCTTATCATCATTCGATACTCAGAAGTTAGGTGGGTATGACCCATATATGGATGAGTACGTAATAACCAATAATGATATTAAGCTTCCTTTAGAGCCTATCTGCAATGAGTGTGGAAGAACTGTGTCTATCACAATCACTGATACCAATCCATTTAGCACTTGTATAGACCTTGGGTACTTAGTTGGAGATACAGCTATTGATTTTAGGGTTGTGTCTATCACAGGAACATTTAATATCAATGCTACGTATGGTGGAGACTTGTTTACAACAGGAGACATTACTGCAAGTGGAACATTAACATTCCCTAAAAATATTGTGAATGAGAAGACATTGTTGTTAGATATTACATCTACGGGAAGCGTATCGCTTGAAATAACTCCAAAATGTCCTGAGTTGAACCCAATCACAATTATATTGGTTACAGTTACGAGCGACTCAGACTCAGATTTATTCACAACAAATCAATACAGATGGACAAGTGGAACATTCAATTCTCCATTACATAGTCAAAACATAAACTTCTCTGAAGGTATAATTAACCCAATCATATCTCAGTACTCAACAATAACAGGGCCTCAAGGTGGTGGCGTAATACCTGCCGATGGAGCGATTGTTACTATGTTCAATAATACTATTGTTCCTGATGATTTTGGATTTAATCCTTTTGTAAATAAGTTTAAATACCTTAGAACAGATGATTTTTACGACAATAATCCTTCAGATATTGCAACATTGCTAAACGACTCTGTAAATGTAACGCCAATAAACTCTCCTGCAAGTGGTAACACTGCGTACTATGGAGAATTTACAATGCCTACCGATGGAGCTTACTTATATTTAGTTTGGGATTACAGACATAGCACTCCAATTGATTTGTGTGCTGCACCTGATTTGTATGCATCTTGCTGCGAATGTATTAGCTTTGTGCCTGTGCCTTCATTTATACTAAGTGGTTGTGCTGACGGATTAACTTATATTGCTCCTGTCGGTTCATCATTCTTTAGTATAGGTGATGTTATACAATTCCAAGTTGGAGGAGTTGGCCCTGTTAAGTGTGGAACTATTATGAATATTGGTTTATTAGTGCCTGACTCAGAAATATCATCAACATTAACCTTTGACTGTGGAGACCCAATTAACTGCCCTTAAATAATATTATGTCTACTTTTTATATAGATGGAACTACATTTTCAAACTCAACATCAATATATGTTGACTCAGCATTGACTGAATGTGCGCCTGATGGATTTTACTCCGATGGCGTAGTATCAAGAGAGCTGTCAGGTTGCAGGTTGTTGCCTGCTCAGGTATGCCCAAACTGCGCTGCTCCTTGTGGTGATGCAATAAGTACATTAGTAGGCCCTGCATTTTTTAAAACAGATATAAATATATCAGGCCCATCTTTTGCTACGGGAGCTGCAATAATAAAATTTAACCCAAATAATGTCCCTGATGGTATAGCAGTGATTTATGATGGAGTAACGTATAATAAGTTAAGTTCTCCTTTAGATGGATTGCACGCATCGACAGACCCAAATGCTTTAACGTATGTTGGTAATACAGCTTATGATTGTGGTATATCAGGAAGCTCATACATACTTACTGAATATGTTTACTCAGGTGGAGCTTATGTTGCTTCAGGTGGAGTTGTATCAGTGAATATTAATGTAGGAGATGTATCGTTAAGTGCAGGCGACCCAGGTTTTTGCGTTATGGTGATACCAAAACCAAACTCAGGGCCATCTGTTATGACTATAGTTACATCAAGTCCTTGTACCGATTTACTTGGTTCTGTTTTAGATATTACTTGTCCTGATTCATTAGGTATGTTTGAATCATCAACAGAAAACGGAAGTTCAGCAGGCGCTTGTTTAAGTGCATTAACTCAAACATATTATAGTGCGCCTGTAACGGGTTCATCAGGGACTCCTGATTTGTATGATTTTGTATTTGAAGACCCTAACGGAGAGTTTCCACTATCTGATGGATACTACTCTGTAATCGGAAAATGGATAAGAGTTGTAGATGGAATTGTCGTAGCAACAGGGTTCTGCTAATAATAATATAATATGTCAAATTACACATTAACATACAGCGAAGATGCCAAAGGATTCCCCTCCTTTTACTCCTACAATCCTGATTGGATGATTGGGATGAATAACTATTTCTATACTTTTTATCACGGGAATCTATACAGACATAACGTAAATGAGGTAAGAAATAACTTTTATGGAATTCAATATACATCAACTCTAAAAAGCGTATTCAACGATGCGCCACTTGAAAATAAGTTATTCAAGACATTAGCGTTTGAAGGAGATAATAAGTGGGAGTCATACCTAATGACCGATATCCAAGACTCAGGCTATATCAGCAGAGATTGGCTTGAGAAGAAGGAGCAGACTTGGTATGGTTTTGTAAGAAACACAGGCGAAACACCTGCCTTGCAATCAGAGTACGCCTTAAGGTCATTGGATGGTATTGGTCGAAGCTCAGTTGTTGCGATAGCAGTTGGTGTTACTCAGATAGACTTTCCATCAAACATAGCGATTGGCAATATTGTAAGCGTTGGTGATATGTTGTATTTCTCAACAGGAACAACATTGATATCTCCAACATTGGCAGGTAAAATAACTCAGGTAAACGTAAACGCAAGAGCAGGTATCAATAAGATTATAATCGATACCACAATAGTTGGAGCTGTTCCAATTCCTACTCAAGATGCATATTTCTTGTTCATTAAAAATTCAATTTCTGAGTCTCACGGAGTCCTTGGTCATTACTGCGTATTTGATATTGAAAACAATAGCACAGAAAAGGTTGAGCTATTTTCAGTCGAATCAGAAGTAATGAAATCTTTCCCTTAAAAATATTATCTTTGTAAAAAGATATGGGTATACTTAGTTTGTTTAAACGTAAGAAAGAGCAGCCTGAAGATTTACTAAAATTTATTGACTTAAATAGAGGTATATTGTGGGAAGCTATTGATGAGTTTAAGCAAACATTAATTGGTATAAATGGGTCTGTAGTTCACAACACGAGCAAGATGCAAGAGGTATTCCCTTTGAAGCACCATATTCAAGATGGTCTTTACACAAGGGAAATCTTTATGCCAAAGGGTTCTATTGTTGTAAGCTTTATCCATTTAACAAATCATCCATCATTTTTTATGTCAGGAGAAATGTCCGTGCTTATGGACAATGGCGACATCAGGAGAATAAAAGCCCCGATGAAGATAATGACAGAGATTGGGACTCAGAGAGTAGCATATATGCACGAAGACTGTACTTGGGTTTGTGTGTATCGAACAGATAAAACAACAGTAGAGGAAGCTGAAAAGGAAATCTATACAGAGAATTACTTAGAACTTCCCGAACACATTATATTAAATAAAAAATTATTATGGCAGGGTTAATAACAGGTATTGCAGGATTGGCTTTGAGCGCAGGTTCAACAGCTGCATCGTTTATCCAAGCAGGAAACCAAAAAAGAAAACAACAAGACTATGAGGCTGATGCTGCGAGAGCGTTGGCCGAAGCTCGTAAAAAACTTCAGGTTAATTACGCAGAGGCAATGTCTGTAAATAAAGAGCCTTATAATCAAGAGAGATTAGCTATGCTAAGTGCAGGCGCACAAATCGCTCAGGCTGCAGCCGAAAGCAGAAGAGGAGTTAGTGCAGCTGCAGGTCAGATATTGGCATCACAGCAAGCAGGACAAACTGATATTTCTAATAGACAAGGAACTGATATGCAGAATATCCAAAACTCTATATTGGAAGAAGAGTCAAGATTAAGAGACATCAATACCAATTTAGATATGCAAGAGGTTGCAGGACAACAACAAGCTGCAGCCGATGCTAAGTTGGCTTCACAGATTGCTACAAAAGAAGGTATACAAGGAATTGCAAGTACAGTTGGACAAGGATTGGCTATGATACCATTGTACGGTGGATTAGGAGGAGTGAAAGGTTCGTCTGCTGCAGGTGGATTAACATCATCTCCTGATGCTCCAACAGCTCCAACAGCTCCGACAATGACAGATGCTTCTAAGGGAACTGTTATGCCTCAAACAAATCCTTTCAGTGTTGTGAGTCAACCTCAACAATCTACAGCACAAGTTGGACAAGATGTGCCACAAGTGCTAACTGCTGAAGCATTTACATCAGCTGAAGAGGCTGCATCTTTGGGATATGTTTGGGATAGTTCATTAGGTGGATATGTAAAGAAGATTGTAGGGAACTCAAATCTTTCACCTGAAAAAAGAATCTTTAAGGCAGATAATTCAACGGTTAACTATGACCCATTTGGAGTAAACTTGGAGGGTAAATAATAAATAATATGGCAACTAAAATTGGATACGTAAGTCAGCAACCTACATCTCAAATAAATTGGGCCGAAGTAGGAGCAAACTTCTCAGGAATGTTGAGCGAAGAAGCTCGTGTTAGAGAAGAAAAGAAAGCTGAGATAGATAGAGCTACCCGTGAGCAAATGAAAGTATTGCAGGAAACACCTATGGGTGATTCTACCAATATGAATGAATGGGCCTTAAAGTACGCTGCTGATGCTCAGAAACAATTATTGATGGCTAATAGCTTATTAAAGAGTGGTCAGTTAAAACCACAAGACTATACATTGCTTAGACAAAATTTAGCTGATGGTACAGACCAAGCGTTTTCATTGGTTCAAGAATACCAAAATGAATACGCAAGCAAAATGGAGAGATTGAAATCTAACAACCCTGATATGTCGTCTCAAGAATTAGAGACATACTTAATGGGAACTGTAGAGGGTTTTGGTAACTTTGGAAAATCTGAACTTGTAATCAATCCAACAACGGGAAGTGTGATGGTTGGTTTTAAAAATCCAAAAACAGGGCAATTAGAATCAGACCCAAATAAATTAGTTGGCATAAGTAACTTAAAGAACCGAATAAAGTCTAAATTTGACAAATACAATATGGATGCTGCAGTTCTTCAAGCAAAACAAAGTTTTGGAAAGTTTGAGACTATATCAAGAAAAGTCGGAAATGCAAGACAAGAAGGATTGATTATAAAGTATTCTGACCCAACGCTAAGAAGTGAAGAGCATATCAAAAAACTTCTTGCTAAAGACCTAATAACACAGGAAGAAGCTGCATTGATGGCAACATACGATAAGTCAGAAAATGCTTGGTTGGAAAGCCAATTATCTATGTATAATACCACATCATTACTCACAGATAACTTAAGGAATATTGGTGGAGAAAAATTTGAGTTTACATTTAACCCTGCAGAACAGGATGCAAATACCATTTTACTTAAACAGGTAGATGGGAATGTTGTTCCTGACTTTGATAGTGAGATTGGTAAAAAGCAAAGAGAAATTGCAAAAGATGGTTTACGTACAGTTTTAAGAGGCGCATTAGACCATACTGAAGAAACTAAGACAGTAAGTGATTATACTGCTCCTACTTATGTACCTGAGTATTTATTGAATAGAGCAGATGCAAAGAAAGTGGTAAAGAATGATGTATCTATGCTTGGTAAATTATACTATGGAACTCCTACCGAGATTGAAGCTGCGAGGGTTTACTTTAGAGATTTGAGTCCAAATATTCTTGATGTATCAAGAGATGAGACAGGCGTTACGGTTAAGTCACAAGATGCGAGTGGAAAGATAAATGAAAGAAAAGTATACTTTAACGCAAGTGGAAAGACATTAAGCGCAGAAGAATTTATTAAAGCTGCAGGGCCTTTATTATCAGGTCAAACTGATATATCTACAGCATTGCAAAATGGAGGATATGAAAAAGGAAGAACTTTCAATGCAACTACAGATAAATACTTTGGAGGACAAAAAACTGTTGGATTATCTTCGGGAGATAGTAGAGCTGCAGCTTTGCAAAAACAAGGTATAGCTGACCCTAATGCAAATTGGGGACTTAAATAATAATAATAATTATGAGAAAATACATAACACCAAATGGAACAATTGTTACAGATACCGATGTAATCAATAGATACGGAGAGCAAGAGTTCCAAAGTTTTTTACAGAACGGCAAATTACAAGAAGTAGACGAAGACACTCAAGACAATATATATGTAACACCAAACAATACAGAAGTTACAGAAACAGATGTAATTAATAAATATGGTGAAGAGGCTTTTAGAAAATTCTTAACCGAAGGACAATTAAAAAAAAAAGAAGATACGGTTTTATCTTCGGAAGATGGTTCATCGGACTCTCAAACTACTGAGGAAGATTATTTCACAGGTGCGTTTGGCAATGCTCTAAGAGGTTTAGATAGCATTATACCATTAGGTATAGGTGACTTCGTTGACGATATGGCTCGAAGTGTTGCCCAAGGTGCGAGACAAGGTATAGCTGCAGAAAATGCATCAGACTTATTGCTTAGAGGTTCATCTGCAAGTTTAGAAGATATTCAAAGTTTTATAGACTCTCAAAAAGATGCAGCTAAAATTGGCCCATCAAAAGAGATGCAAGACTACCTAAAAACCTACGAAGATAACGGCAAAGGTTTTATGGGAGTGGTATTAGGATTGGCTAAAAATCCAAGTATACTTGCCGAGGTAGCACTTAGCTCAATGACATCTATGGCGACCAATACCGATGCGTGGTTAGCTGCAGGAAGTGTCCTTGGAGCAGGAGCAGGTGCAGGCGCAGGTGCAGGAGCAGCAGTTGGTTCTATTGTTCCATTGGCAGGAACGGCAGCAGGAGCAGGTGTCGGTGCAGCAGCAGGATTTACAGCATCAATAATCCCTGCATTTGCAGCAGCAGGTTCAGCCTTAGAAATGGGAAGTACATTCGCTGAGTTATTGACAGAAGCTGCAGATGGAAGAGAATTGACAAAAGAAGTTGTTCAAGAATTATTAAATGACCCTGAAGTTTACAAAGACATACGTAATAAGGCAGTTGGTAGAGGTATTGTAATTGGGGCTATCGATGCATTTACAGGTAAATTAGGTGGTAAGATTGGTTCTAAGGTATTAACCAAAGGAGGCAATATTGCATCTGATGTAGCGACTAAAGGTCGTAAGGCAGCTTCTATAGCTGCTGCAGGTGGCGTAGAGGCCGTTGGTGGCTCTTTAGGTGAGGTAGGTGGTAGATTGGCTGCAGGACAAGAAATGGATGCATCTGAGATAGCCTTAGAAGGTATCGCTGAAGCCCCAGGTTCTATCAAGGATATGATTGCTGCGAGATATGCTAAACCAACTTATAAAGTTAATGGAGAGAAAGTAACTGCAGGAACTTTAGATGATTTGATTAACACTATGACATTGGAGCAACTCCAATCAGCTAAGATAGATATTGAGAATGACTATGAAGGAAGAGCAGGTAAGTTGCAAAATAGATTAGAAGAGCTTTCTACTAAAAAACAAATCAGAGAAGCCAATCCTGAGATAAACGAGCCAACTCTAAACGAAATGACTACACTTCAGTTGGAGTTAAATAAATTAGAGGGTAATAAAACTGAGGTAGCTAAAACAAAAGTACGCGAACTAAAGGAGAAGATACAAGCACTTCAAGAAACGCCATTAACAGAAACAGTCGTAGATACCACTATTGAAAATGCATTAGCAGAGTTCGACCCTGAAGAGGAGTTTGCACAACTAACAGAAGATGATAAAGCCATTTACTTAGAACAGGCTAATGGAGACGAACAATCTGCAATTAATTTATTTGCCGAAGACTTGAAATTTGCCGAAGACTTGAGAAAAGCACAAGAGGAAACATTAACTATGCCAACTGAAGAACAGCAATTGGCAGACATTCAAAATGGAGATATATCGACATTTGAGTATAATAATGAAAGCGAAGTACCTGAAGTATTTAAGGATAAAATTTCATCAAGAGGAGAAACCAATGGAAACCCTTTTGTAAGAGTAACAGTAGCTAAGTCTTTAGCAGATTTTCATCTACAAGACAGACCTTCAACAACAGTGTCTTCAAGGACACAAGTAAGTGATAATAATCAATCAAATGAAATTTCTGATATACGAAATAAAATAGAAGCAATAGGAGAAGAATATAATTCTTTAGTAGAATTAGTCAATAAAGAGGACAGAAGAATTGGTGACCCACTTTCTGATAATGAAAAGAAATTAAAAGAGGTGTCAAAAAATATGTTCGAGTTGCAAGATAGACTAAATGCATTGGAGAGGGAGCAAGAAGTAGTGTCTTCAAAGACACAAGAAACAACTCCTACTATTACTGCTACTACAACCGAACCAATTGTTCAAGCTGAAGACAATATTGTTAAGTTTATAAAGGATGCAAGAGGTCAAGGAATATCTGAGGCTGCGATTAAAGTTGCACTAAAAAGAAAAGGAATATCTGATGAGGCTATTGTAAGTGGTATTGAGAAGTCAAAATCTCAAGCATCTATAAGAACTGAAGTCACTGAAGACCTTGTGGAAGGTTACGATAGAATGATGGAAGAGGTTGATGGTATTGTAGCCAAGTCCGAGAAAAGAGGCCGAAGCAATGATGAAATCTTAAATAATATCACCGAGTATATTATGGGTTCTAAGGTTTACGAAAACGCCACTGATGTTCAAAGAGAGAAATTAGTCCGTGATGCCCGTAAAAGAATGGGTAAAAGAGAGAAGTCTGCACCATCTGCAAAGAGATTGATTGGTATTATCAAGGACATCAAAAACATCACTATGTCTGAGAAAGAACTTTTATACAACAGGCTTAAGGCGTTGGAAGAGGGAGCAAAAACAGCTAAACAGGCTTGGATGAACGTAAGCAAGCAATTAGCTGAAGAGATAGACGAATTGCAGAAAAAGGGTAAGATTACAGCATCTCAGATGGCAGATGTAATTACTAAGTTCAGCAAGGTTAATATGTTCAACCCTACAAGCGTTGAAAGGTTTATTGACTATATGGCCAATGTATTTAATGATGCAGACTACGCCAATAAAATAGAAAACGCAAATAGAAAAAGAAAATCTGCATTGGCAAACATAGGGACTAAGATTGGTATATCTGATACTCTTGCGCCTAAACTTCAAAGAATATTCTCAATAAACCCATCATTAATACCGATGAGTGTATTGGATAAGTATTTGTCATTGTTGAATACATTTAGCCAAAGAAAAGCTGTTCTATCATTGCCACCATTGAATGATATGATTGCATTGTCTGATGAGGTTTTAGATGCATTAGATGAAGAGCAGTCTATGGTATTTGATTTGGCCGATAGATTTAACTCAAGCGAGAATAAAAAGTATAATGAAGATGGAAGTCTTAACTACGCTGATACCATTAAAGAAATGTTCAAAAATGGAGAAATTAGCGAAGAAGAGCTTGCTATAATGAAGAAATACAAGTCTCAAATAATTCCAAGTGTAGATACAGAATTAACCGATGAGCAAAGAGCAGAAAGAGAAAGTGAAATTGAAGCTCAGAGAATAGAGTTAATAAGACAGATAGACCAATCTGATGCTATGCAAATATCTTCTTTGCCAAGCAGGGATGAAAGAGATAGAGCAAGAAGACTTGAAAAACTTTTAAGAACAGATGCATTAAAATCGCTATCTGTAAGAGAGCTTGAGAATGTTTTAAGAGTATTAGATAACATCAATAATGGATACTTTCCACACTACGCTCAGTTAGTTATAGAGAGACTAAATTCAATAAATAATGGAGAGCAACTAACAGGTGCAATTGAGGTAGGAAAACCATTACCTTTTACTGCTATGTATGCAAGATTAAAATCTATAGTTACTAAAAAGGGTAGCATACAAGAGATGGTAAGGAGAAATCCATTATTCTATATCGACCAAGTGTTCGGAAACTTTAAAACAAAAGAAATTTTCAACTCTGTATTTGGTATGGCATCTGAAGAGGTTTCTAAGTTTAGGAGTGAGCTAAAGTCAATTCAAGATAAGATAACAAAAGCTGAACAGGCTGTTATTAATTCATTTGGGAAAGACCATAATAAATTTGTGATGTCTAAGTACAAGCAAATGGCTTATATGATTCAGGAAGAATTCCTATCTAATCCTGACAGCAATCAAGTAAACAATGTTTCTGATTTTTTAAAGGCTACCATTAAAAGAATAGACGAAGAGACAACATCATATACCAATAGAGATGCAGATATGCTTCAGAAGATATTGGATACATATACTGATGCTAACGGTAAATTCGATAATCAAGCATTATACGATTCATTTAACGATGCTGAAAAGAGGTCTATTAAAACACTTCAAGAAATAAATTTAGAGCTTGGCCCTAAAGCAGTAACAACTGCAGCGATTATAAGAGGTGATAAAATTAAGCCTTTAGAGAATTATGTTCACTTGAATGTTCTTAACGATTCGAGCAATATGGATGAGATGTCAGTTCCTTCATTTGTTGAAACATTTAATAACTCATTAAGACCATCAACAAGAGCAAAGTCTTTAATTGAAAGAACAGGTAAAGTGTCTGCATTGAATTTTGATGTTTACTCATCGGTTCAAAAAGGTGCTAAGTTTGTATTGATGGACTACCACTTAACCGAGCCAATAAGAACAGCAAGGAGAACTATAAACCAAGCTGAAAAGAATCTAAGTAAAGATGGTAGAATGGATTCAGATAAGAGAAAGATATTTAATGCCATTAAAAATGCATTTGAAGAGTCTACTTCTAATCTTTTAGAAAATTCATTTACAGAAACATCTATTGCTGATGATATTCTTAATTATGTTAAAAAGCAAGGATACAGAGCAATCCTTACGAGTGTGCCGAGGTTTATGGCTGAATTAGTATCAAATATTGGCGCTGCCTTATTTATAGACCCAAAAGGTTTTATGTCAGGTGTAAAACTTCGTGGTTTTATTACATCTCCCGAAGCATTGCAAGCTATGAATAACCTAAATAGCGTACAAACTAATAGGGTATTCCCAAATGAATCTCTGTCAGGAAGAATTGTTGATACCAATGGGTTTAATGAAACCAAAGGGACTAAAGGAGGAAAGGCAAGAGGCACTGTAAAAAACTACATTTCAAAATTATGGAGCAAAACAGGCCAAAGATGGGTTAATGGTGTTGAAGTAACTGCAGATGCATTAATATCTACTCCCGATAAATTAATGGTTAGACCAATGTGGTTTGGAGCGTTTGAAAATAGATTCAAAGATATCACAGGAAACTCTCCTGACTTTGAAAAAATAGCTCAGAATGATGAGGCTTATATGAATGAAAATAAAGAAGCCCTAAAAGAAGCTACAGAGTTAGCCGATAAACGCTCAGTTATGGCAGGTGCTACTGAAAATGCATTTATGGGTATGCTTAAAGGAACAGCTAAACCAAATCAAAAAGTAAGCATCCAAGCCTTTAATGCGTTCAATAACTTTATGACAAGGTTCTTAATTTTTGAATACATCACAGCAAGAGCAGGCATTATGGCTATGGTCAATAGAGGTGAGATGTCACAAAGGCAAGGAGCTGCTGTTATTGGTGGTGTTATGACTCGTATGGTTTTATATACGCTTGTAGGGCAGATGATGGCCGAGGCAATGGTTGATATGCTTGATGGAGATGATGAGGAGAAAGAACCTGAAGTGCAAGACGAAGAGCCTAAGACCAAATCATTTGAGAAAAAATTAGGTCAAGCATTTGCATCTGCATTTACCTCATTGTTATTTGGTAGAGACTTTGGTAACGCAACCAAGGGTATGATTAACATTGGTGTTGAAGAGTTTAATAAAGCTCAGTTAGACTTCCTTAGAGATGGAGACTATGACCCTTATAAAGATGCCATACAGTATACCATAACTCCAATTGAGAAAAAAGGTAAGCAAACAGGATTGGGCGACTTCTTGATGAAATTTGGAGCTGCCTATGGGCCAACTCTTAAAACAGCTGACCTTATTATCAGAAAAACACTTGAGCCTGATAAGACAACAGAAGAAGCAAAGAAAAGACAAGAGGATGAGAGATATGTTAGGATACCATTGGAAATATTGGGTAATCTTGGTTTTATTCCGATGTATAAAGATGTTCGAAAGGTTGTGTTGCAAAATATCTACAAAGACTTAGAGAACGCTGAAAGAGATGCCAAGAATAAAAAGAAAGCTAAAGAAGAGATGCTTCAAGGTTACGAGAACGAGACTGATATGAAGAGGTATGACCGTGAGCTTTGGGAAAGAACATTTGGCCCTAATTCGCCTAACTACGATGAGATACAAGCAAAAAAAGAAATCGATAGACAAAGAAGATTGATTAGACAGCAATTGAAAGATGAGATGTACGATTATACTCCTGTTCAAAAAAGAGCAAAAGAAATCAATGCTCCATCTAAAAGAGGTATCGGAGGAGGTTCGGGAATAGGAGGAAGAAGATAATGCCTTTTAAGAGTAAAGCACAGAAGAAGTGGCTTATGGAGAATAAGCCTGAAGTGGCGAGGAAATTCGAGCAGGAAGAGAAGTGGGATAAAATCTCAGAGAATCTTCCTGACCGAGTTGCGCCAAAGGGATATTGGGACTCCAAGCGAAGAAGCAGATAAAACAAAAACCCCCGACATTGGCGTGTCGAGGGATTGTAATTGCCCTGCAATTGGACAATTAGTAGTTGAGTTTGTCGTCTCAACCGTTTACATACTACATTTCAGACTATTGTTAACAGATACTGCATCGGGAATCTTGTCTACCTCTGTTGGCATCTTAGAGTTTTGGACACCCTTAGACCAATAATCAGCCATCGTCTTTTTCTTTGTGGTATGCTTAGTCTTACGTCACAATTATTTTAAAATTTGTGACACTTTAGATTAGCACCATCCAAAAAAACCAATTCTTTTTGTTTTCATAGCGCAATACTTGACGAAGTATTTTATCCTGAGTTTTAGTGTAAAAATTTTTACTCTGTGATTTTTTCTTATTTCTTTTCATACATTACTTTCTTTAAACCAACTAAATCAACCGAACTATTTACATCAAGGTAGCCGACAACTTTTTCTATCGACTCTCTATCCTTGAAGAACGTATGTTTTGGCATCATCTTAATCTGCCAATCTACCTCTACCGATTGAAGGTAAAATGCATATATTCCTTTTGGTGTTGAATTTATATACAGTGGTATAGTTCCTTCTTTCTTTGAGCGATTGATTAATGCATCATACTTCTTCTTTTCAATTAAAAGCTTATCGTAGTGAACCTTCCTGCACTTTAGCTCAATATCTACCTTAAACTTCGGAGATGAGCAATCGTACCTTGATTTTTTATTCGGGCTAAGTACAAGGTCAGGGATAAAATAAGCCTTTAGCCATAAGTATAAATTGTATTCTGTATTGGGGAATGTTGCGTTATTCACCTAACTCAGATGGGTTAATTTCCTTCAGCATATTAATCAGTTTTGCGATGTCTTCGTTTAACTTCTTTATTTCGCCATCAACAAGAGACTCGTATATGTCATTAGCAGAGCTGTGTATATCATCCATTAAGCTATTAATGTGAGATAATCTTTCTCGCTCAAATGCTGAAGGTATTGCCATACTATTTATCGTTTGCTTTCAAGTTCTTTAATTCTCAAAATTAGAATTTTATTGTCATTTTGCAAATTAATAATTATTTTTTTTAATCCTCCGATAGTTTGGCCCTCAAGAAACTCCTCTCCCGATAAGAAATCGTTCCTAACTTCAAGGTACTTTCTCTCTATCTTTTTGTCAAACTTCATCAAGTCGGTAAGCACTCTGTATTGGTACATCACAGTTGAATGGTCTCTGCTGATACTGTTAGCGATTGACTTCCAAGTGTAGGAATCATCTCTAAGTATTTTTGAGTATATCATCTTGGCCAATACGTTGTCTCTTAGCTTCTTTTTTGCTTTGTCAATATCGATAGATAGTTTATTTTTTATTATTAATTTTAACTGTATTTCTACGTCTTCTGTTAGTGTTTTTTGAATCATTTTTTAATGTTTTTGATAGGTTCATTAGGTCTAAGTATGTATCAACGCCTGTGATTGTCAGGTTTAGTAAGATAATACAGTAATTTTTCTCGTTCATATACTCAACCATAAAATAGGTAGGTTCTCCAATTAAGCAGACACCACCTAAAAGTTGAGATACTGAGTCTCTCTGTGGCAGGCTATTTGACCTTATGGCCGAGTATACTTGCCTTGCTATATCATCAGCGATTGGCTTGTCTAACTTGTCCATCTCCATATCAAACCGATACTCTACGTACCACTCAATTTCCTCTGAAGACATCTGCTTGTATTCCGAACTCCTTTAATTCGTTTATTCTATACTCTTGAAGTTTTGATAATTTACCTCCCTCTGCCTTGACCTCGTTAAACAAGACATTCGAGCCACGTGGTATTGCCAATAGGTCAGGTATACCATTCTTATTGGTCTTGATTAGCTTGATAACATAGTACCCTTGCGCCTCAAGTTCTTTGATTCTTTTTGATTGGATTTGTTGTTCTGTCATAATAATATTATGAATTTTTGATTTTAAGTAGTGATTCAGCAATTTCGCATAACCATTTTTCTAAGTTTTTGTACTCTTGAGAATCCTCGTGAAAATTGCACTGAAGTCCACCCCAATATCTGTACTTACCCTTAAGCTCATCTTTCACAACATCATCAGCGAACATATAGCTAAAGCTAAAGTGTGAGTTTTGGATAAATACAGTATCGTTTGATAATACGTTTACTGTATAGGTTTTTAATATTTCTTTTCTTTTCATTTTTTTGTTGATTTGTTATTTTGTCCGTTCCTTGCTCTGTTCTTTGATTGAGACTCCTTTACTAACTTGCCACTTTTAGTGTGACTCATATCCATACCATCTCCATTGCCGTATGTTCCTCGCTTCTTATTTGCAGCATTAAGCTCTGCTCTGTACTTCTTTTGCTCAGGCGTGGCGCTATACTTCTTATCGTACTCTTTCTTCTTCTTGATGTGCTCTGCAGACATATTAAGTTTTTCGTATGATGGATGCTTACCTGCGTTTGAATTTCTTTTGCTTTTCATAACTTACGAATTTAGTAAATCTTTTTTGAAATGGTTTATTGTATAGTCTTTTTTGTCCAATACAGCCTTGTATATACTCTCCTCTATACCACCTTTAGCAAACACCCAATACACATCATTCTCAAGTCTGTCCTTGGTAGTCATTCTATCCTTGGACTGCCAATAAGAAGTGGCGCTGAAATCAATATTGTAGTATACCAATGCCTCAGCCTTCTTAAGCGAGATGCCTTCTCTGCCCGATACAATCTGAAGTGCGATTGACTTATCTGTGTCTTCAAAGACACTAAGTTCAGTGGTTAGATTTTCAGGGCCAAAAACTTGCATCAATGCATTAAGCTCTTCCTTGAACTTGTAGAAAATACCAATCTTAGCTACGCAGAAGTTATCGTATATGGCCTTGGCCTTAGCTAAATCCATAATCATTGACTTGCCTGACTCAAACTTAATAGTCCCTGAGTACAATTGGTGTAGCTTCATCATCAGCTTTACGGGAGTGTCAGCGAGTATAACATCTTCCTTGCCTTGGATAACTAAATCCCTTTTTAGCTTAGAAGTTAACTTATAGGTTAACTCTGACATCTCTACGTGGATTATATGCTCTCTTGTCTCTACCTTAAATCCTGCAGCTTTCTGAGTGTAGCTTATGGTGTAAGGACTCATCTTTTCAAGTATGGTATAAGAACCACCCGAATAATCCTTAATAGTTAAGCCATTAATCATTCGCTCTTTAATCGCTACGTAGCCTTCGCAGAACCTATAGAAGTTCTTGTATTCCTTAAACGGATTGTTTTTTATCCCGTACACTTGATGGTACATTTGGCTGTATGACTCAGGTGTTGGCGTACCCGACAAAAGAATTACGTAAGGGTCTTTGTTCTTGGCAATAAAGGTCTTAACCAATTTAGCTCTGTCGCTCGGTTTTGGGAAAGCTCCCATACTGTGCGCTTCATCGCAAACTATCATATCAAAGTCAAACTTATCAATAGTGTGCAAGGACTCATAATTGATAACGACAATATTGAACGCAGGGTTTAGCATATCGTAATCGGCTTGAATGTTGCTAATTACTTTTTTCTTTGTGATGAACAAAACATTTTTGCACCCTAACTCCTGAGAGATGCCAAGACTTGTTAGTGTCTTACCTGTTCTGACTTCCATTGATAGATATAAAAACCCGAATTGTTTCAGTATATCGATACCACTTTTTATAATCCTTAGTTGGTAATCTCTGAACTCTACTTTTTGATTCTCCATTTTGTATTTATAATATTTTAAACTGTCTTCAATCAATGCCCTATCAGCATCTGAGTGAGAATACTTAAACTTTTTCTTTGTTATAACAGCCTTACCTCTTCCCTCCTTTACTTCAATTGATTGGTTTAATACGTTATGCAAAACCTGGCAATGCTCATACATCATCTTGTTTGTATATCCGAATCGGTGTGCTATAGTTTTCATCATTCAAATGTTATTTCAATGTATTTTTCTGCTGTTAAATATGATGGAGTTATTTCATCATTATATCCTACTTCCCACCCAACCCCAAAAGCATCTTTTATTTGTTGCTTTTCAAGTTCTTTGGCTTGCTTATAAACTCCATCGTGGACTAAGCTCATTTGACTACTTATCGCAAGTTGGGACATAAACCAATCTACTGCTGTTTGTTTTTTACTCATACTATTTTATATAAATGGTTTTACACAAATACACTGTCTAAATAATTGGCCACATACAGTACAATGTATAGGCTGAATTAAATCAGAAGCCCTCATACTAATTGGGTTAAAACTTTCTAATACTTTTACTTTAGCCATTAGATTTTCGTATCGGTCAATAATTTCCCTTAGTATTAAATCAGTATCAGTTATTCTTGGAGGTATATTTAGATTTGGCTTCCTACCAAATGGCTTAGTAAGTTGGTGTATTTCCTCCCTGACTAATCTTATCAGCTCTTCGTCTGACATTCCTTTTCTATTTTTTTCAAACTCTTCTGTATTCATTGATAAAGTTGTTTAAATATTCCTTTGCGTTAATTGATACCGTAGCCTCAGCATAGTTCTCACCGTGTTCTTCTCTGTCTGCATCTAATTGTCCATCTAAGAAAGCTAATAAAATACGTATCTGTTTATGGGCTTTATTAATCTCTTCATCTCTGTCTAATACTATATTCATTGCACTTACGTAATCTCTCGCAGATTTTATTGATAAGTCCTGCAATATGACAATAGTACTATCTTTTTTCTCTAACATTTCTTTTGCGTATCTGTCAAATAAAAGCTGTATTTTATAATTAGCCAATTCGCTAACTCCATATTGACTATGGATTTTTTCTAATTCGTTTTGTATATTCATTTTAATTTATATTTAATTAAATTTGTTGTGATGGTGGTGTTGGTTTTGGATAAGGCAATATTTTATATTTTAGTTTATTGAGTAATTCATTTTTCCTTCTCTTGCAAGCATTAATATAAATATACCTATGCTTTAAACTACTATAATATTCTTCAACATATTCTTCTCCATATTGCTCTATTATTTTATTTTTAGGCATACGCTCTCTTCTTCTATACTTAGTTCCTCCTTCATTATCTGAATTTTCTTTAAGTCTAAAATATCTTTGCTTTTTACTTTCACCACAATAAAGCCAATTTGTTGCTTGGTAGATATAACCAATATGCCCTTGTTCAGTATCTGCGAATGATACTATAATTTCAAATGGACATTGTTTTATTACTCTTGATATAAACCAACTTTCTGTGTTTTTCCCCATTGTATCGCAAACCCATAATCTATTAAATTCTATTACATTTTTGCTTTCTTCCTTACCTGCAATTCCTTCACACAAAGTATATGACGATGGTTTTCCAAACACAATTACTCCAACCAATTCATTATTACTAAATAACCCAAAAGCTATAGAGCAAGGGCATTTCCTATGTAAATAATGTTTTTCAACAATTAAATTCATAGCAGTTTTATAATCTATTTTTTTAACTTCTAAATTTAACATTTTAATTTATATTTAATTCAATTTGCTGTGATGGTGGTGTTGGCTTTGGTCTAATCATCATCCACTTTCCTTGAGCATCTCTGCCCTCTTGTGGCTGAACTCCTGTGGTATACAATGCATACGATACAAGCCATTGGTAGAATCTCATTCTGCTTATGCTCATACGTGACTTAGGTGCATAGTCAGGGTACTCTTGAATGAACTCATAGTATACATTTTGTTGGTGGATTCTCTGTCCTACAATCAAATGTGGATTGGTCTGTCCATCGGAAAGTAAACCACACCATTCAATAAAGTCGTGAGACGTTTCTGCAGACAATTGTCTTACGGCAAGGTTCACAAAACTACTCTTGATAAGTCCTCTTCTTAGGTATAACTGCAAACAAGAAATCATATAGTTGTCGAACTGACACCACTCATCATCGTTCCAATCTGCGAAGAAGTGTTTACCAAATTCATCAAGAGGTGTATAGTTCTTGTTATAGTGCTGATGCAGTTCAACCTCCCACTTTCTTCGTGCGAATGAATTACCACTACCCTTAATAGCATAGTTGGTAGTAATAGCAATCTTCGGAGACTTTGCAAATGGTATCTTAATGGCATCCTTATTTTTCTTCTCAAGCGTAAGGCCCTCAGTAACCACTGAGAACAATCTTTCGAAATCAAAGTACTTCTTAACATCATCAAAACAAAGTATCTGAGTATCTGCTGATACGAGTTGATACGGGAATGAGCGCTCGAAAGCGAACTGCTTACCATCTATAACAACAAGTTTCTTCATTTGGTTCAGTGCGTTCATAAACAATCCCTTTCCCGTTCCACCTTCAGGGTTATCGCTAATCACCTCATCGTTTAAAATAACTGCAGGGCAATAAGATAGGTTTTTATATCCGTGCATTAAGAAACCAATCGTAGACTCCATTGTGTCAAGCCTTGATAAGTTGTTGCCACATATACGGCTAACGAATGTTTTGTAGTCACACTCATTGTTTGAGCATATCTTAAACTTCCTATCGATAACGTGTTCTTTCCAAACGTATCCACCAAGGTCAAGGTAATCAATTGGCTCAACGCCATTGGCTGTAATCTTAACAGCACAGTTTCTATAGTACAGATAAGATGCATCCTTTGTATCCTCGATAAAGTAAATGTCTATCGTTGAAAGCAAGGTCAAGAAATCCTCTCTAAAGAATCTTGTTTGGTCAGCGAAGTAGTTGTAGATACTAAGGTCGTCAATCTGCTGTAAATAGTTTAGGCAAAAATCCTTAATCTCTTTCTCTGATGTATGGTCGATTAGGTTATTTGTAACCTTAACAAATACATAGTTCTTACTACCTTCAGGGCAGTACTTATAGAAACCATTGTCCTCAAGGAATTCCTTAAACATAAAATGGATTATTCTAATTACGCCTTTCTCGTTTTTATCCCAAAAAGTTTGGCTTGAGTTCTCCTCTTCAATTCTGTTTATCACAGACTCAATTACATCGGAATCAATTCGAGACTCTTCTAACTGATACCGAATCTCCTTTTTTGATACGCCCCTCCTTAGTTTAACTTTTATTTGGTTTACTCTCTCTTCGTCTTCGTAGTACTTAGTTCCGAAGTTCCTTGTTTGTGAGTACGCAGAATCAATCGTTCTATTTATCTCAGCGATTGGAAAGTCTTGCGTAGCATATTGTGTCATTACATATCCTGCCAAAGACTTATTGATACCATAATCATTAAAGGCCATTGCCAATATGTATACGTTTTGGTTTCTTTGTCCCTCAACCATTGGATACTTCTTAACCCACCACTTTACAAGAATGTCTACAATCTTGTTCTCGTCTGTAATTGGTATCGTTGGTGTGTCTCTGAATTTATTAACCTCTGTGTATTCGGGTTCTTCAATCTTATCCCATACTGAGGACTGCTCGTTTACGTGAATTAAAGGGTCATACGACTCGTAACAGACTCTTGAGATGTTCTTGACTACCTTATCAAAGTATTCTGAGCTAAAGTGCTTCTCAAGTGAATTAAAGTAGTTTATATGGTTCTCTGCATCAGATGGAACTTTAACCAATACCTTTAAACCATTACCTGATGGAGAAATGAATACTGAGTATACATATTTGTCTTTACTCAAATTCTCTTTGTCCTGAAGCATCTCTTTTGATTTTTGGTATCCATCGAAGTCCAAGCAGATAAGTCCACTATGCTGAACTAATGAATTGTCATTACGCTTATTGAATGTACCACTGAAGCAAATAGCAGGCAATAACTTCTTAAGTTCGTTTCGCTCTGATTTGTTTTTCTCCAATCTTATCTTTTTTACTAACTCCTTTGTAGCGCCATCCTTGATTCTATTGAATACAACTTGAACATCTCTATAGAACGGAGTCTCTGTTTCTTTAATGTTTTTGAATATTGTGACTGTTGATGTCATATTAGTGTCGATTTTATGTTGATTTTTTGATTCTAACTATTTGATTTTCAGTATTAGTGTTGAAAATGTTAACTTTTCTTTATATATATAAGAGAAAAAAATAATATAGTAAATTAATAATATATATATAGAGAAAGGGAAAAATGATAATTAACACACAAAAGAGGAAAGAAAAGGGGAATAAATTCCCCTTTAACTTTTCTTCTTGTTTTTGTTTAGAACGGAAGGTCATTCGTATCTTCTTTTGGTTTTGAAGATGTCTTCTCCTGTTCCTTTGGTTTGGATGCATTACCCGACTCCCAATTGTCAAGCTCGCAATAGTAATTGCCGTTCTTAGCTTGTTTGGTATCGATGTTAACCCATCCGTTCTTTGAGTGCTTCTGTAGGAACGCTACAGCATCCTCTACTTTGATAGATAGTCTACCTACTACGAATTCAGGTGCATTTTCTCTGCGCTTGAAACTGAATCCCTCTGCGAAAATTTTCTCGTCTGCCATTTTTGTTTAATTGTTTTTTTACTTGTTTAAATATTCTTCTCTTTGTGGAACTTCTGTTTGTGGTTGGTCTAACACCATCCAATCCTCTGACAACATATCTGTCTGCGATGCTAACCACCCTACACATAGGGTCTTTTGAGCAGTCCACATATCAATATGGTATCCGATATAAAGATTAATCTCACCCTCTTTCTCCAAGAACGCTTCATCAATATGCTTGTCCTTGTATACTTTGTCTTTAGGTATTGAATACCCACCGTTTAAGACTAAGAACATACCTTTACCGTTCCATCCTTGTCTTGCGACTTTTTTGCCTTCTTTCAGGGCTTTGATTGCTCCACCAAAATCCATTGATGGTTGATTGATTTCTGACATTGTTTTTTAAAATTTGATTTTATTTAATTAATTGTTTTGTGTCTTCAAGGACACTGCTTATAGCATTTCATCCATAAAGTAATACTCGATATTTTCTGTTGGGTTAGGCCCAAAGAACTTATGGTATACCTCTACTGCTCTTTCTACTTTCTCTTCTCCTCTTTTGATGAACTCATCTGTTGGTCTGAATATACCAAGCATACCACTTGTCTTGTCTACTACATAGAACACCAATGGCCTACCGAATAATTGTTGGTATATGTAAGCTTGACTGTCGTAGTTATACTTTCTTGCCGACCACTTAAAGTCCTTGATATCGCTTGTCGTTTTTAAATCGATTAGCTTATCTGTGCAAAGAATATCAGTCTTACCTTTCCACATTAGTCCTTTAATCTCAGCTACAGCAGGAACTTCATATTGGTTTCCCTCTTGTCTGATGCCCTCAAAGAATGATATGTTCTGAATCATCTTATTCACACAGCCTCTTATCTCTTCGCCCTCTTTGTCTAAAAGTGCAAACGGAACTTTATTTTTTGTAATGAATTCCTTGTAGATATTGGTTGTCCTTGTCGATGCCTCTACGAACTTAGTTTCTACAGCTTTCTCAGGCTCAAGTATTAACTGATGGAAGTATCTGCCCTTTGCGAAATTAACATTGTCTTCGCTACCTTTCTTTCCGAATTCCTTCGGATTGTTCAATAGCGAATCAATGTCTGAATTAGAAAGGAATTGTTTACCAAATGCCCCGTAATAATCACCATCATCACGCAAGCGAGATATTATATCCTCTGCCATAGATTAAGCTATCAATTTAGTTATCTCAGCCTTAACATTGGCGTTAATATGATACTTAACAGACAATGAGTCTACGATTTTCTTAATGCCCGTAGCCTTATTCTCTACAGCATACTTGCTAACTCTTTCCCAATTAGCATCACCAATCTCTAAAGGTAGCTTTGCATTTTCTTGCGCTTTCGGTTGTGCAGTTTTGGTTGGCGCTTGTGCAGTAGCTTGTGCAGATTCTGTCTCAGGCAAGTCTTCTCCTGCATAGATGTAGATACCAAGCCCAAACATAGCTAAGTTCTTAACCAAGCATCTCATAAGGGTTTTGTTAACATCAAACATTGTCGCTGCCTCGACTGTCTTCTCTCCGTACTTTGTGGTGTAGGTGTAAGCCTCAGACTTCATAGCCTTGTTCTTAGAGTCCATAACGGGTAGCCACATTGTTAATGTCTCGCCCTCGATTGTTACGCTTGTGTGACACATAATGCCCATACTTGCAACAGCTTTAATCTCGCCAATTTCGTAGGTGGCACTTGGATAAGCTTTCTTTACCTCACTCCAAGCCCAAGCCCAAGATAGATAAGTAAGGCCATCTTTCTTTTCTGCTTTGTCGTTTACGTTGATTGCTGATAATCTCTCGAATACAGACAATTCTTTTACTTCTTTTGTCATTTGATTTTATTTAATTTAAGTTGAATCTTTTTTATTTTTTCTTCTATCTCCCTAATCTCATTCTCTAAGTATGAGGCTGAGTGTACGCTGTTCTTTTTGCTTATCTTAACCAATTCAAGCATTGTGCATAACCTTGAGTGTTTTAGACTAAAGTTCGACAAAGTTAATACATAGACACCATATCTCCAACCATTATTTTTAAAAATATTCAGTTCTTTTTCGGTTAATTCTGTGTACCAATTGTCTGACAATTCACTTGAGTAAATCACCACTTCTCCACTTTCAGTGTCCTTTACTATCTTTATAATATAAAGAGAAACAGATGAGAACCCGTTTCCTTTATGCCACAGTGCATAGTTATCGGCAATTGCAATATCGAATATCTGATTAAGGGTTAACATTTTTGCTTATTGTTCTTACCAACTTTCTATAGTCTCCATCAGATTGCATCTTCTTGGCTACCTGTGATACGCCATATAGAATTGTTGAGTGCGTAATTTCGTAGCCCATCATTCCCATATAGTCTTGAATGTATATCAACTTCATTGGTCTCTCCTTACACATATAGTACAACAAGAACCTTGCATCGACAACCTCTTTCTTTTTTGTTTTTGTGAATAGCATTTCTTTCTCTATTCCAAACGCAGAAGATATTTTCTCTGCGTACTCTTTAAATATTTCTCTTTTCATTTCTTTTTGCTATTATTAGTAAAACCATATACCCACTTAAATCCAATAGGGTGTCCTCAGTTAAGTCGTTAAGCCCCGTATTCTTTATTCTCGATAACTTATCGTCTATCCTTGCGCATAGAGACTCGACTGCATTGCCCTTACTGAATACGTTAATCGGCTCAAGCGCTGAATTTCCGTATGCATTATTCTTCATTACAAGCAAGTCTCTGATTTCATCTATAGTTACTTCGATATCTCTTTGACTATTCATTGTTAAATCGTTTAAATAAAATAGACTCGATATCGTTTAACTTGTATGACATATACATAAATCCACTCTCGTCATAGATTCCGTATAAGCCATCTGAGAACATCTGAATGTAGCTACCATCAAAGTACTCCATTATATCCGTTGATGCTGACTCTAATCTTGGTGGCAAGACATACGACTTAAGAAAGTCCTCCTTAGTTAGTATCTGTCCCGTGTTGCAAAAGGCCTCGAATGACAACCCTTTGTCTAATGCATTTTGTAAGAATAGTATCCTACTTTTGTTTGGCGTATTTGACATCTTCTCCTTGAGAATTAAGTCATTTAATTTTTTGTTCATTTTGCTTTCTATTGATTTTTTGTATACTTCTATACATTTTTTTTGGTTACGTATATCGCATTGTCTTACGTGTCTATACCAATCCCTTAAGTATCGGCTGTGTGGTGAAGCGAAGAAGACATAGATGGACTTCCATATATACCTAAAGTATTTGCGTGTGTTAGATACCTTTATTGACTCTCTGCCCCTGAAGTGTATCTGCCACCACTCTACCCTGATATGCACCTTTACTATACCGAGATTAAGTAAGATGAATAAACCACTTACAAAACTCTTAGCATCCTCTCCGTACCAAGTCTCTTCCCACATTCTTCTAATTTGGGTTTTACCTTTTGTCCTTGCGTGAGTCCAAACCGATATCTTTGGTCTAAACCTGTACCAAACTAACTTTTCTTTTAGTGTTGCTCTCATAACTCTTCTCTTGTTGCTTCGATAATATCTCCGACTAAAGTTATTCCGTAGATTTTTTGTATCTGCTCATTTACGGGTAGGTTTGAAAATAAGCCCTCTTCATTGCATACTAAAATTTTTCCGTTGGGAGGGTATACGAACTCTATATATCCACCAACAAGTTTCTGCATCCTCTCAAGCGTAGAGATGTCCACGTCTTCAGTGATGAAATTATTTGCCTTAATTAGTCTTGCCATTATATTGTGATTTTATATAGCTCTTGATTGTATTCCTCAACTGTGTCATTCGGATACGCTTCTTGCAAGGCTAAGACTAATGAGCCGTTATCGTACTCTCCATCGCCTTCCCTTTCCAATTCTACAATAGGTGTTATTACCTCTCTGATTTGGTCTTCGTTTAATGTGGTAAGTAGTACAAAGTCTTCCTCTTGCCACGCTGTTGTGCTAATTCTAAAAATGTCCATTTTGATTATATTTTGTTTAATTAAAGTACAAAGATAGTATAATTTAATTTACTATCCAAATTTATTTTCATTTATTTTTTTGTGTCCTTGAAGACACTTTATTTCACCTTTATTGAGTATATTAAATCCTTCTCTTTAGCTTTCTTTATCAACTCATTTAAGGTCTTTTCTCTTCTCTCAGCGCCATTCTCTCGAACATCGTTGGGTCTTAGTTTTACTTCTTTCATATTAATCTTGAGACTCGCCTCCTTTGACAAGTAAAAATCCTATCTCCATTGGTATTGATTGGCCGTTGAAACATTTTTTCATATACCCGTTGTATACGCTTGTTTGATGGCTTCCCTCTGCATCTGAATAAAAGAAAGTCATATAGTTCCTACCTCTGTTTACTGATACATCAGTGTAATGAACCCTAAGCAACTTCATTAGTGCGTTAAGGTATCTGTCGAACCCGTTAGGGTGTTGTTCTAATTCTTTCATTTTTTATTTATTGGTTTAAAGTGTTCAAAAAAATCAGCCTCATCACTCATTTTGTGAGGCGTTATATTTTCATCATCGATTATATAATTGTCCATCTGAGATAAATACGTTTTACCTTTTGTGTACGCTATAGAATCATCATCCATTATGTAATCCTTTATACATAAGAACTTATCTCCTTTTTCAATCTTGTACTTCATTGTGATAAATTGGATAACCTTCTTTGTTTGCTTTGTATTCTTTGTATAGCTTTATTACCTCGTGTGCTTCTTTCAGTGTATATACTATTGCATACTCAGTTTGGTAAAAGAATACATAAAATGGCTCTGTGCTTTTCTTATAATGCTTAATAGCTCCCCACTTACCAAAGATATTAAATCTTACTTGTGGAACGAATTCGTCTTTTGCTATTTGTTTTACTCTGTATTTCATTTTTTGATTTTACGTTTATATGCCTTTGTATAATGTCTGTATTGGTATCTGCTGAAGCTGTATCCGTACTCCTTTAGGAAATCTCTCTTTAATAGTCTTAGCGCCCATTCGTGCGAGTCAACTTCAACGGTCTCCAAGTCTGCTGTTTTTGTTATTTCCATACAATAATCCAAGTCGTATGTCCTTGATGCTTGCTCTTCGTGGATAAACAATACGGGGAACTTGTCTTTTCTAAAGTATACCCAACCTCTCTTGCGTACCTTTTTTAATAATTTTACTCTCATTTGATTGTATCTCCTATATAAAATTTGTGGCAAGAATCTTGAAACCAAATATCTTTGAACCCCTCATCATACTTGTAATTGCAGATGCAGTCTATGTCGGTGTCGTAGTCTTTTGAGTATATTATCTTCTCAGAACTTCGGTGTACGCAACTACTTAAAATCAGCAGTGCTATTATTATTTTTTTCATTGGTGAATTGTTATTAATTGAATTATTGTTAAAGTGTCTCCGATGTTTAGCTTGTTGTACGAACTATCATACGATAAATAGTGTTGCGCCTCATCGCCATCATATATGTATAGGCAATTCTTATCCATCCCTCTCCAAATATGAGTATGCTTGTCCAATACTATGCAAGGTCGCATACACACTCTTCTATCCTTAGTCGTACAGCTCGCAAGTAAGCAAATTATTAGCAATGTTGTTATTATTTTTTTTCATTCTTCTAATCCATTATTTGATACGTACTTGTCAAAATTCACCATCACTTCTTGGAGTGCAATCAATAACATCTCTGCACTTTGCCTTGATATTTTAACTCCCGTTACAACTGCCTTGCCTTTGTGAGACAGCGTATTTACTGAACGTGGGTTGGTATCTCCATCAAGTATTGTGAACTCGATAATTACATTCTCTCCATCCTTTGTTGGGAGTATTACAGCCCTCCTGTTATGGCTCTTGCACACCACTGCGTTTGGGTGCGTTACGATTGTTCTTTTCTTCATATTTGTTTAATTAAATTTATTTTGTTTAAGCTTTCGCTAATTTTAGGTAGCCTCATCCACTCCAACACTTCCTGGTTTTCTAAGGTAATCCACACATTAAAATGAGATTGCACTATCTTGTGTCTAATCCATATTGTTCCACAAGGCTCAACCTCTCTGACTGCGCATAGATACATACCATCAAACTCAGGTTTGTCCTCTGCTTCGTTCCAATATGGTACGTTATCCTCTATGCCTTCGATGAACTTTTTCTCATCCTTAAGCTTCCTCTTGAGTGTGTTGTAAAACATTTTCGCTGAGTATTCAACTCTGTTATTAAAGTCCATCTCAACCTCATCCATCAACTCTTGGATTGGTGTTTTTCTTGTGTCTTCAAGGACACTTTTTTGTTTATTGCTCATATTTATCTTTATAATAAGTGTCGCTTGGCGTTCCTTTTGAGTCCATCTTTCCATCAATAAAGGCTTGCTCTATCTCTTCTCTGTGCATCCCCTTAGCTTGTTTAAATACTTCCTCCCATTGTCTCGGTGTTTTTTCTCCGTCAAATTGACTGAGTAACCAATCTACTGCTGTTTGTTTTTTATTGCTCATACGTCTTTTGTATTATTACTTTTCTAATGTCAACTACCTCTTTTGTGAATCTGATATGACCTCGGCTAAACCTTTTGGTTATTGTAGGCCTTGATACATTATACACCTTTGAGGCTATATCCAATGACTTGAAATAACCTTTAGGTGTTTTGTATGCTGTTTTAAAATACTTTTCTTCGCTCATAATTAAAATGGTAAAAGCTCTGATGAATGTATGTTAAAGAAGTCGCAGACAAGTTTAATATGGTCTACTGAAATGAATATACCTCCGTTCTCTATATTGGATAAAGACGGCCTCGGTATGCCCATATAGTCCGACATATCTGCTTGGGTAATGCCTCGCTCTTTTCTGATTCTTCTTATCGCTCTGCCTACAAATTGGCTCATTGTAATTTCAGTCGTAACTGTTACAAGTACTACTCTTGGTTTTCTATTATTTGTCATTGTCTTTTACTATTTGAATTAATTTATCTAAACATTTGGTCTCTGCTTCTTCGTAGGTATCCCAAACACCTGAGTCATTAGGGCCTTCATAATCTGACCAACCCCTATGAGTGCCACCTATTGAGTCGTGCCACTCAAACAAGTACCCCGAAGCATTTGAGTATACGTTAGCTAAGATATTATACTTCTCTCTGAAAAACCTAAACGCTTGCTGATATAATATTTTTCGTTTTTTAATTTCTTTGACATACGATTCGTTGGTTTCATTGCCACCCGAATCGACATAAAGTCTTCTCTCGTATTCTATTGTCTCAAAACTAATGTAGCATCCTAATTCTTTTAGGACTAACTCCTGTTCGGGTGTTACAAAATCTTTATTTGTCATTATTTATTATTTCGATTAATTTGTCTAAACATCTTGCTCTTGCCTCTTCGTAAGGTAGCTTAAAGTCATTCTCGTAATACTTCCACTTCCACTTTTCAATAAAGAAAGTGTATGTGTCTTTACCAAACGCTTTTATAAAGTAATTGTATCCAAACTTCTCTCTGATAAAGTCAAACGATTGCTGATACGTTGGCGCTATAGTACATTCACCTATATCTCTTCTTTTCTCACCGATAGGACATTCCCAATCCCAAACACTAAAGTCTAAATATTTCCCGTTATAAAAAGCAAGGTAAGGCTCATTAAAACCTAATATTCTCATCTCTTTTGATTGTTCTTTTGTTAAAAATTGTTCTTTCATTTTGATTTGGTTTGTGTCTTTGAAGACACTTTGTTTAAAATTGATTTGTAAAACTCTATCTTTAATTTAGCTCTCCTTCGAAAGTAAATGTGTGACTCATCGTCAGTGTTGGCGTAAAAGGTATCAGCAACTTGCGACTCAGCGATAAATAAACTATCTCTGAGGTCGCAAATAAACTTATCCTCTATGTCTTGCCGTATCTCTTTATCGGAGGTCGGATATTGACTCATAGGCTTGTATTTCTTGTTTAACTTTGGATAAAAATCTAAAATCACCATCCATATTCTGAAGCTCAAAAGATAGGTAGTCATTCTTTATGTACTCCTCAGTCCTGCTGTCATACTCCTCGAGAACCTTTACCATCCTATCAACACAGATTAATGCACACGCCTTAGCTTCCTTGAAGCCCAACTTAACGCAAGCAATGTCGCAATATGGTCTAACACAGCCCTTGCAATTGAAGTCTGCCTTTAAGAACTGCTCAATCAGTTCCTTTGCCATTTGTTTTTCAGATGTCATATTGTTATCTCTATTGTTTTAATGTAGTTTTTATTATTTCCACCATTTTTTATCGTCGCCTCTTTACTTAAAATACCATTGCTTGTTAGTATCATCTCATCTGAATACCTATAAACATTAGCGTAGTACGTCTTAGGCTCTTCGTACATAAATAGGTCGTCTTCAGTTTTTATATTTTGGGCAAACATTCCATCAATATGAAATGTAATGGGGTAATTATTGCCTTCTATTAATGCATAAATTTTAGAATTGCCTTTTATAGCCTTAAAATAGTGAAAGTCTAAAACTTTTTTACCTCCCCTTGTGATGAGGGGCTTACCCTCGATTGCTTCTTCTAAATTGAATGGTCTCATATTATAAATTCGATTGTTTTAATATAGTTTTTGTTAATAGGCTCTTCAGCCATTTTCTTAACATCTTCAAATGATTCGTAGCAAGTCCCCATATATGGTCTACGGTCTTTCTCTCTGTATATGTTTACGTAATAAGTCTTAGGCTCTTCATACATAAATAGGTCGTTAGGGTTTTCTTCTGAGGTATGCACATACTTACCATCTAAAGTAAATTCCAATAATACACTCGTACCATCTAAAATAGCCTTAACGGGATATCTACTGCTTTTTGATATGGATTTGAAATAGTGAAAGTCTAAAATCTTTCTTCCGTCTCTTGTTACCAAAGGTTTGCCTTGGATAGCTTCTTCTAAATTGAATGGTCTCATTTTATTAAATTTTTAATTGTTGTTGGTATTCTCTTTGAGTACAATGTATCCTTTTTTATCTTCACTGCCTTGCCTCCATCAATACTAATAGCGTACAAGTACTCGAACTCTTGAATTGATACTTGCTTATATTTCTTTTTAAGCGCCTCCTCTATCTCATCTATAGTGATTGACCTTATCTTCTGCGTATGAATAGCGTTGAACATTGGGTCATTCGGTAGGTATACACAAATCTGATTGTAGTCCTCGCAATAATGAAAGTCAAACACAACTCCATCAGTCGCTGTTAAACTCTCCCAATAATCCTCGCCATCTGAAATGAAAATAAACGCATACTCTTTCTCCAAGTGAGTAAACTTTACTAATGTTTTTTTATTCATAATATTATTTGTTAAACATACTCTCGATTAGAACCTTATCATCCTTAGTCACAAATGACCAAAGCCCTTGCGCTGACATAAACTCTTCAAAGGTCTCGCCCTCCTTTACATACTCCTCAACATCTAAGACAATATCATCGATGCCACCCTCCTTGTACCTATGCACTAAGTAAGTGTAAGACAAGTCCTTTACTATCTTTCCACTCTTGCAAATGAATGTACCTCCGATGTCCATACTATCATCCTCGTATTTGCATCTGATGTTTAGTTTGTAGTCACTCGACAACTTAAGTAAGAAGTCCCTCGCCAACTCACCATTAGAGTCAAACGACAATTCCACCAATGATGGTGACACCCTTGTAAATCCCAATGAGGTAATCTTTAGAGTCGTTAACTCACTTAAGCCATCCTTAAAAACTTTCTCCTCGATAATATCGAGCATCTTTTTTCTTCCTATAATTAGGACATAATTCCACGTTAATTCTACTAACATAATTTGATTTGATTTGATTTTATTTGTAGTCAGGACAGGATTCGAACCTGTAAGAATGTTTAATTCTAAGGGAAAGTCCTTAGCGTTTACCAATTTCGCCACCTGACCATTTGCAGTTTGTTAGGATACTGCACCCCTTGTGTCCTTGAAGACACTAACCTAAAACTTTATAATCTCACTCTCTGAATACCAACTATCGCATTTGTTACAATAAAAATTATTTATTCCATCGTTGATTAAATCTCCATAACAACCAACGCATATAGGACTATGCACTTTAATTTCGTCTAAGTCGTCAAACTTATCATCCCAAAAAGAATACTGAGTACACTCATCTAACAAAGCTTTCTCCTCGACCTCATCCTCCCAAGTCCTTGCATACGATGTTTGAGTAAGCGCACTCTTCGATGCTGATGGGACTAATGGTCTCTTGTACTGCACTTGCTCATAAGACTGATGAAGCAATGTATTTGGTCTTAATGTTTTTGGATTGAAATAAATCCAACACAACACCTCTTTTTTCTTTACTATAATTGGTATCGCAACTCTCCTATACCAATTCGGATGCCCCTCCAACCCGTCAATTTTCTTTAGTACGCTGTCAGTAACCTTGAACACATCTACTGATACGTTATGTCCCGTGCCTTTCTCGTTTATAAGATACGGCAAGCCCTCAACAATTAACGGATACTTGTCTTTAGTCTTACCACTACCCACAAATGTAGAACCCCATAGGTAACTCCAATAGTTTGAATTCCCTTTCTTTAGAGTGCCATACACAGCTATATAATTGTCCTCAAGAACCTCGTCTTTAGAGAACCATACGCCATTCTTTAAGGTGTATAGATGCTTATTGTAAATCTCAAATGACTTAGTTCTTAAATTGATTGTCACAAACCTACAAGGGTGCTTCGCTAACTCTTCTCTCCACTTGCCTCTATCGATGTCACCAAGTGACTCAGCAAGTACCTTAGAGTCGGTCTTAAGCACGTTACCCAAGCCCTTAATAGTTCCGTTCATCATCAGTAACTCTTCGGTGTTGTTGCCACACACAAACGGGTGAGTGTTCTCGATACAAACCTTGCCAACTGTCGCATACCTAAAGTGTGCAATGTATGGTCTATCGGTTATTAAAACCTCATACTCCTTAGACTTGTGATACGACACCTCAAAGGTATCAAGCCACACAATTCCTAACCCATCTCGATTGATTTTTGATGCAGACTTTAGTACATCTGCTGATACTTGTTTTGATTCTTGTTTGATTATTATTAGGCACATATTGATTATATTTCGTTTAATTAGGGTACAAAGATAGTACAATTCTTTATACTATCCAAATTTATTTTTGTTTATTTTTTTTGTGTCTGATAAAGTACACACTAAGCTTTATTTTTACGCCTAATGTATACTCTATCCTACAATTTTTGTGTCTTCAAGGACACTAATAGTCGGGAAACAAATCCTCCCAACCATCTACAGCACGTTCGTTATACACTCTCTCCTCCTCCTCCTCATCCTCCACTACTGATAACGATAAATAGTACGTG